ACGAATGCAAGTATTCCGGAGAGTCAAGACCATGTTCAAACGCCTAACCGCTTGGCTCTTCGGCCGGGCAGCCGTAAAACCCCTGGCGCTTCACGTCAACGAAGCCGCAACGCCGCAGCGCGAGCGAATCAACCTCACCTACCGGGTCAACAGCGCCGAAATCCGCCGCGGCGTGGAAGAAGACGGCCGTAAATACACCGTAATCCCCAGCTACACCCTGCCCGATGAAGTGGTCATGAACGGTCTGCTGTACACGCATGCAGAAATCGAGGCCAGCTATCACGGCCTGGAAGGAACCCTGGCGCCGCTCGGCCACCCGGTCGTAAACGGCACTTACGTGTCGGCAACCGATGCCCGGGCGATCAACAAGCACCACATCGGTGCGTTCAACCGTAACGTTGAACGTCGCGGCGCGCGGATCTACGCCGAAAAATGGCTGGACGAGGAATACGCCGCGAATACCGAAGGCGGCAAGAAACTGCTCGAGGCGCTCGACAAAGGCGAGCCGATCCACACCTCGACGGGTATTTTCCTTTACGCCGACCTTACCGCTAATGGCGAAGGCTACCGCGGGACGGCGCGAAACATGGTGATGGACCATGACGCGATCCTGATTGGCGAGACCGGCGCGGCTACCCCTGAACAGGGCGTGGGGCTGATGGTCAATACGGTGCGCGTTGAAGACGCCAAGCCCCTCACCGTGAACGCCGTGCTGTCCGATCTGAGCTACGGCAAAATCAGCAGCTTGCTCGGTGACTCCGCGAACAAGAAGTGGGGCGGCGCCGATAAATACGTGTGGGTCGAAGACTTCGACAGCACAACGGCGATTGTGCACCGCGAAGGCCAGTCGTCGGCTGTCAACTACTCGATCAAAGATGGCCAGGTGACGTGGGCCGATGCCGAAAAACCGGTTGAGCGTAAAACCGAATGGGTTGATCGCCTGCCCATTGTCAATAGAATTTTGCAATCGTTGGGGCTTGGGGTAAACTCGGGGCCTGACACCAAACCAAACGTTGAGGGCAACCCCGAAATGACTCCTGAAGAACTCGCGGCGGCTCTCACCGCCAACAACGCCAAGATGCTCGAAGCCGTCAAAGGGCTCGTCGACCCGGTCGCTGCTGCGGTTACCAAGCTGCAAGCCAACCACGACAAGCTGGCACTCGATCTGACCGCCAACGCCCGCGCCGCTGAAGCCGGCAAGCGCGAAGTGGTCGCCAAGGCGCTCGGCCAAGTAGTCGCCGATGCCCTGACCGGCAATGCGCTGGACGAAGCCCACGCCAAACTGGTCGGCGCGGCCCCCCTGGTCAGTGGCTTCCAAGGCAACAGCGACCAGAACAGCTACAAAGCCACCGAACTGCCGGAGTAATCGAGCATGGCTATCGATATCGGTCCAAAGCGCAAAATCTATCGGGGTGGGGTGGAAGAAAACACCCCTCAAATCCTCGAGCTGCCCGTTGCGGCTGCTGGCATGAAAGCCGGTAACATCGTAACCCGCACCGCTACCACTCTGGTCAACGGTACTGCCGCGACGGCCGCGTATTTCTACGTGCTGAACGCGCCGATGCACCAGAACACCCTGACCTACAGCTACGCTGCCAACGAAATGGGCCAGGCCTACATCCCGCGTAGCCGCGACGTGTACCTGGTGCGTGTTGCTGCAGCCCAAACCCTGGCCGCCGATTCGCCATTGGCTGCCGACGCCGCCGGCCGCGTGCGCCTGGGCGTGCCCGGTACCGATCCGATCATCGGCTACTCGGTGTTCGCCTCGGCAGGCGCTGCGGTCGACACCCTGATCGACATGAGGATCAAATAATGTCGCTGATCATCACCAAAAAGCTGCACGCGAACAGCGACGCGATCCGTACCCAGTACGATCAGCGTGAACAAATGCGCCAGATGGGGTTCCACTGGAACCAGTCGCTCGCCCGTAACGCCGGCCTGCAGGTCAACGCCCTGCCAGACCTGTCCGCCCGCGCCTGGCTGGACCTCGACAACCAGATCGTTCAGCTGATCGGCCAAGAATCGGACGTGATGTTCAACGATATCTACGCCCTGAGCCGTTCGGTTTCCATCGGTAAACTGGTTGCTGCCTACAAGCGTATCGGCGCGATGGACGTTGGTTCGACCACCCTGTCGGGTCAAGGCACCAAGCTGATGGGCCAGATCGCTACCGACTACGACGGCGTCGTGATCCCGATCCACGAAAAGACCTTCGGTGCGCAATGGCGTGAACTGGAAGGCAAGCGCACCATCGGCGCCGACGATATCGCCGAGCACCAGGCCGCTGCGACCCGCGAGGTAATCCGTCTGATGACCGTGAACATGGTCGACGGCAACCCGCTGATCAACTACCAGGGTGCGAGCGCTTACGGCATCAAGACCAACCCCAACACCAAGGCGGTTGTTCTGACCCAGGACATGACCAGCACCTCGGCGACCTACGCCCAGTTGCAGGCCCAGTTCGTCGCGTTCCTGCAAGCGCTGCGCGGGCCAACCAACCGGATCACCGCTCCGATCACCGTCTATGTCTCGGCGGAAATCGAAGCGAACCTGAACCGTACCGTTGACGCCACCACCATCAGCCGTTCGTTCTTCCGCGCGCTGTCCGAGGATACCCCGGGCCTCGCCGCGATCAAGACCTCGAGCCTGCTGACCGGTAACCAGATGGTCGGCGTCGTGCTGAACCGCGCTTACATCGAGCCGGTGACCGGTATGGCGATCAACACCGTTCCGATTCCGCGCCAAGTGCCGTTCGCTGATTACCAGTGGATGACCTGGAGCGCTTCGGGCCTGCTCATCAAATCCGACCAGGCGGGCCGCTCGGGCGTAGCCTATGGAGCATCGGCATGACCAAGAAAACTCGCGAATTCGAGCTGATGGGTCAGCTCGTAGGCCACCCGGACTACAAGGACGCCAAGCCCGGCGACGTGCTGAAACTGGAAGTCGGTGACGACAACCTGCCAAGCTCCGATCTGCTGCGTTCGCGCGTCCGCCCACTGGGCGAGCGCCTGGAAGCCGAAGGCGCCGGCATGACCGACAAGGAAGCGAAGGGCAAGGCCAAGGAAATCATCGACGAGGCGAAAGCCAAAGCGGCTGAAATCTTGAAGCAGGCCAACGATGACGCCACGGCGATCACCGAAAAGGCTAACGTCGATGCAGCCGCACTGCTGGAAGACGCCAAGAAAGGCTGATGGCTAGCGGTAAGTGAAACGGCGCCTAGGCGCCGTTTTTCGTTTCAGTCGATGTAGAACTGTGAAATCACGTACTCGTTGTTGGAGTCGTAAGGCGCATGACCCATACGGTTTAAGTGAGTGTTTTTAGCGACGATGCGTAACTGGTTGCCGTGCTTGCGAAAGCCGCAGCGAATCGACCGCTGATGATCGACAGAACCATATTGATAGCCCTGCCGTACGGCATACGGCACGCCCGCATTACGCCAAATCGGCACGGGCCTAACAGGTCGCGCAAGATCCCAGTTTAGGGCTGGAATGTCCATAACGACGCCCTCAAGCTTGTGCCAGTTCTTGCCGTCAAGGCTGAACTCGACGTCGTAGCCTGTGAAGGTCTTACCCATAAAACACCCCCATAACGACGACCGCCGCCCAGCCGAGAAGCGCCAGAACTTGGTAGGTGAGTCGGACGCGGCGCTCGTTAGAGGCCCGAGCAAGCGCCTGACGCTCACAATCACGATGTTTTTCAAGGACTTGCGACCAGTACCCCCCTCGGGCAGGTGCCCGGGAATCACGTGGCAGACTCTGCAGTTCCGGGCTACTCAAGCGCCTGCCTGTCGGGCTCAAGAAGCCTTGAGCGATAAGATCTTCAACTGTCGGGGCTTTTCCGATCGAGCAGAACAAAAGCTCTTCGCCGTCTTCAAACCGCACACTACCGCCATTGCGAAGATGCCGCAGGGTTTCGCTTTTCATCGTCCAGCCCTCAAGTCTGCCAGTTTACGGGTCAGGTCCAGGCTCGCGCGCTTGCAGGCGGCGTGTTCTTTGACGTCTGCGTAGATGGGCATCCAGAACTCTTTTCCACCGCAGACCTTGCACGCCTTCGCGTCAACCTCGTTGACCACGTAGCAGGCGGTAGAGCGGCAGGTCTTCAGCCCGGGTTCATCTTTACGCTTCGCACGCAACGCCTTAGCGGCCTTCACGAACCGCATTGCTTCGACGATAGCCTCGTCAAGGGTTTGGTCTTTGATCATGGTTTTACGGTCTCCGGTGGTCGGGGCTAACTACTCTACCGAAGCCCCAGTTAAGGGGCGTGTGGGTGGCGGGGTTGGTTAAGGTCGGCGACCTTCAAGGTAAGTATTCATGTTCGCCAGCAGGTAGGGGCCGGTCGTAGTAGTGGTGATGCCTGCGATGGTGATGCTGATACGACCAGCGCCCAGGTATTTCGCGTTGCCACCCATGATCTTGAAAAGCTCGCAGGTAGATTCGGCCAGAGCCATTTCGTCGCGAAAGGCTTCGAGCTGTGCGGTGGTCATTGCGTCCATCGTCTTGCCCTCCAGGGCGTTGTTCGTTTCGATGAGCCTAGATTATTCGACCTTGAACACTACGTCAACAGGTATTTTCGCATTTCGTCGCCACACCGGATAAACTCATGGCCATCACCTGGAGCCTGACCGATGCTGACCCTTGAAGACGCCCGCACCTTCCTTGCCTCGCTCGGCATTACCCTGCCGGATGTGTTCTTGCAGCTGCTTGTCGACCAGGTCAATTCGGTTTATCAGTGCCTAGTCGACGCGGGCTATCCGGCAAGCACTATCGGACTGATCCAGTATTACCTGCTCGCCCTGTTCGGCATCATGCAACCGAACCGCCAGGTAACGTCGGAGCGTGCGCCCTCCGGGGCAGCGCGGTCCTACGCTTTCGGCACGCTGAGCGAAGGCTACAAGAAGTACCTGTACCTGCTGCAGGGCCTCGACACGTCGGGCTGTACGTCGGCAATCGTTCCGGAAGACCCGAACGCGGCCAACTGCGCACTGTTCATCGGCAAGGCGCCGATCGGTGACTGCTGATGAGCTCAGTGGCGCGCTGGAGCTACAAGAACACCGCCAGGGTGCGTCCATTCATTGATGAGGACCTGGAGAACGGCGGCGTTGTCTACGGCGACGAGTACGTGATTGCTTGCACCTGGGCCGCTGAGTCCAAGGAAATGCGCGACGCGACCGGCGCTGAATTCGTGTCCAGTTACATTATCTGGTCGGAAGATCCGCGGCCAAAGCACCGAGATTTGATCCTGTTGAACACGGTTGCGCCGACTGACTGGCAGGAAATCCGCAGCCATATGGAGTGGGACATGCAGATGTTCGACGACACTCCTGATTTCCGAACGGTGACCTGATATGCCTATTCGTGGAGCAGATCGAGTACGCCAGAACATGGCGGCAGTGTTTAAGCGCATCAAAGGGCCGATGACGGAGCGAACCCTAACCGAAGTTTTGATTATCGGCGGGGGGTACGCGGACTCAATGACCCCGGTGGACCTTGGTAACTTGCTAAACAGTCGTTTCCGCGAGGTCCGACAACTGGGTAATAAGTGGGTCGCCCGCTACGGCTACACCGCCCGCTATGCAGCAGCGGTGCACGGACTAAGCGCTAAGCTCAAAGGCCAGCCACGCTCGGACTTCGGCAAGACAGGTAATCAGTCCAATGTGGGGCCGCAGATGCCGCGCGCCTTCGGCGGCGGCTCGGGGACAGGAAACTACTGGGACCCGGCCGCTGAGCCCGAATGGCTGACCAAGGGCTTCGAGCGCGATGGCCTGGAAGATATCAAGGCAGCAATCAAACGGAACATGACCCTATGATCAGCCCGCTGCAGGCGCTAATTGACTGGCTCAAAGCTGATCCCAACTGGGCCTCGTATGACTTGAACGTCGCGCGCGGCATGTGGCGTGACTCGGTGGCCAGCCCGACCAAGCGGTATGCACAGGTCATGCTAGACGGCGGCCGGCCTCCGGTCGTCGCTTCTTACAACCTGGTCAAGCTGACCCTGCTCGGCCCGCAAAAGGGCGCCGCGGTTGCCGGAGAACTAGAACAAATCGCGGTGAACCTGCGCGAGCGTCTCTACACTGACTATAAAGCTTGCGACGTGGCGCAAATTCGGCTAGTAGGCGGTATAATCGGACCGGGCTATACTGCCGAGGACCGACCCTGGGTAGAGCTGAATTTAGAAATCCTTTCATAAGAGGGCTGCAAAATGCCAGTTTGTACCAGTGCAAGTATGGTCGGTCGCGATTACGCGATTGAATTTTTCATCGGCTGCGGGGATACCCGGCCTCAGTCGTCCGACTATGAGCCCATCGGTGCGTTCACCTCGAAAGAAGTGACCCTCGAATGGGATCAGGTCGACCCGACTTCCGACGCCTCCGTGGGTAACCTCAAAGAAACCCTAGCCACCTATCTCAACTACTCGATCAGTGGTGACCTTGTCGCACGAGTGGCCGATGAGGTTGGCAAAATCAACCAGATCAAGTTGGTGAAACACGTAGCCAACCCGGTCGAGACCGGCGGCCAGCCGTTCGCCTGGATCCGCATGACCGGTCCCGACCTGACGTACGAGTGCTTCATGCTGATCAGCAACGTTTCGCTGTCGGCCCCGACTACTGACGTGGTCACCCGCTCGTTCGAGGCCGCTGCAGCGTACTCGCCGTTCGGCCTCTTGATCTATGACACTCCAGTGGTGGCGTAATGGCTAATATTCCTCCAGTAACTCCGCTGACCAACGTTGGCGCAACCGTCGTAACGCCTGTTGCCTTGGGCGCAAGCAACACGCTGACGTTCTCCCCAACCACGAAGCAAGTTTTGTTCGTGCGTAACGGGTCTTCGGCAAGTGTTACGCTGACGCTCGACGGCGCCGACGCCCCTGCATCGATCAAAGTGCCGGGTACGGGTGCGACCTTCAACAGTTCGACCGGTGCGAGTATTCCGGTTGCGGCTGGCGCGACGGTGGCCATTCCGCTCGGCAACTTCCGAGCCTACCTGGTAGGGGCGGTTACCCTGGACGTTTCGGCGCCTACCGACGTTACGGCCTGGCTCATCGAGGTCTAAGCATGCAAGCGCTCACCGCCATTGGCGAGGTGGGCATAGAAGCTGGGGGACGATCGTACTTGCTGCGGCCGTCCCTTTTTTCTATGACCCGAATAGGCTCGCCGGCTGAAATCATCGAGGCGTTCGTTCTGCTGACAGGTTCGGAGCCTGTGGTACTTCACCCCTATCTGCTGCCAGACCTGGTTAAAAACTGGCGCCGTGACCGGTTCCGGATTGCACTTAATGTCTTGCACGCCTGCAGCGACCAGGATCTAACCCCCCTTGTGGGCGGCATGAGCGGGTATCGTCGGTACTCACCTGGCGCCATGCCTATTGACGATATCGTCGCGGTCGCGCGTAGCCTGATCATCCATGGTGTAGTGGGTGCGGCGAAGCCGGATACGACCCGACCGGTGACCGATGCTGATTACATGACCGAGTTCAAGGCGGCCGAGTACGCAGCAACGGCGATCGCCCACCTTGGGGCCTCTGAGCAAGAAGCATGGCACATGACCATGACCAGCTTTTCGGCCGCCATGCGGTCCAAGTTTCCGCCCGACCCCAAACAGGCCAATGCACCGAAGCCGCACACCGCGAGCGAGTATGACGCTACAATGGCGCGACTCAAGAAAATCAACGCGGCGCGGGCGGCTAGAGCATGAGCGAAAACGTCGGGACCATCTATTACGACATTGACGTCAACACAGCACCGCTAGAAAAGGGCTCGACGGCTGCAGAGAAGCAGCTAGACCGCACCGAACGGGCGATGGAAAAGACCGACAAGGCGGCAGGGGGTCTGACCACTCAGCTGACCAAGCTGTCGGCGGCGTTCGCTGCAGTCGTCTCGGCGCAGGCCCTACGTGCAATGGCCGACATGGTGCAGAAATATGAAGAGTATGCCGACCGGGTGCGTGGCGCGACCTCCAGTGCCGACGAATTCGACATGGTGCAAAAGCGCCTGCTGGCAACTGCCAATGGTACCTATCGCTCATTAGGTGAGGCGCAAGAACTCTACATCCGCACTGCCGACAGCCTGCGCAGCCTGGGCTACTCGACGTCCCAGGCGTTGGATGTTACGGACTCCATGTCCTATGCGTTCGTAACCAATGCCACGTCGGCAGACCGGGCAGGGGCGGCAATCGACGCCCTGTCCAAATCGGTCAACACTGGCAAGGTCGCGGCAGACCAATGGGAAACCATCACCTCGGCAATTCCAAGCGTCATCAACGATATCGCCGCGGCCAGTGGCAAGACGGCTGCAGAGGTTCGGAACCTTGGCGCGCAGGGCAAGTTAACCGCGTTCCAGTTGACTGAGGGGCTTCGCAAATCCCTCGATGCTACGGCCAAAGCTGCCGGAGATATGTCGAACAACCTAGTTGACGCTGGCGTACGTAGCCGAACGGCCCTGACTCAGGTGCTTGTTTCGCTCGAGCAGCAGACCGGTGCCCTAGCCTCATTCACCAACGGTATTATCACGGCGGCGGATGCTGTCTTGGCGTTTGGCACAGACGCCGAAAAGATGGAGTCTTTCCTAAACGCTGCCACGACCGCAGCAGCCGCGCTCGGCTCGGTTATCGCAGGGCGGTTGCTTACAAGCCTCGGCGCCTACGCAGTAGCACAGGGTCAAGCACTGGCCGCAACCGTTGGCCAAATGAACGCCGCGAGGGCAAGCGCACAGGCTAATACCGCCGCGGCAGCTAGCGATTACGCGGCGGCTACGGCCGCCCTTGCCAAACAAAAAGCGGTAATTGCGGCGGGTGGATCGATGCTTGGCGCGGCCGCCGACGCGAACGCTCTAGCCGTTGCGCAAGCGCGCGCCACCGCAGCCGCCGAAACCCTGACCGCGGCTCAAGCGGCTCAAGCGAGCGTGGCTAGCCGCCTGACAGTTGCGATGGGCGGCCTTCGCACTGTTATGGGTTTCTTGGGTGGGCCTGCGGGGCTGATCCTCCTGGCGGCGACTGCTCTTTATACCTTTGCAACGAACGCCGACAGCGCCAAGACGAAAGTCGACGCGTTGAACGGCTCACTCGAAAAGCTCAGCTTTAACCAGTTGTCTCGCGCGGCAAACGAAGTAAAAGATGATATCAGCGGGTTCAACAAGCAGTTGTCAGCCGCGCTCAGCGAGTCAAACACCATGACTCGACGCTTCTATGAAAGCGAAGACCAGTTTAAGGCGCGGCAGCAAAACCAGGCGGCAGTAGTAGACGACCTCAACCAAGCGTTGAAGGCCCGACAAGACCGCCTGGTTGAGATTGCCAAAGCGCAAGACGCGCTTAGCAAGAAGCCTGCGCCGGGCGCGGCGCCGACCGAAAAGGCCCCTGTTGCGCCCGAAGATCCGGAAGCAGCCAAACGCATCAAGGCGCTTAAAGACGAAGAGGCTTTGCTGAAAGTCATCGGTGTGGAGCGCGCAAAGCTGAAGGCCCTGCAGGCTTTAGGGGATGAGGCCTCGCCGGCTCAGCGCTTGGAGGCCGAGCGCCTAGCCGCTTCTATCTACAACCTCGAACAAGCCGAGGCCAAGCAGAAGGCGGCTAAAAAGAAAGGGGAGTCGGAAGCTGAGAAGGCGACGAAAAAAGCGGCTACCGAGCAGAAGAAAGGCATTGAAGAAAACATCGGCGAGTTTAAAAAGCTAGGCGTTGAATTGGCCAGCGTTGGCAAGACCGCGCGCGATCTTGCGATGGACCAGGCCCAGTTGTCTTTAAACAAATATGCCACGCCAGAACAGATTCAATCGATCCGTGACATTGCCGGTGCTCTCTACGATGCCCGGAACGCCAAGCAACAACTGGCAGCGGCTGACCCAATAGCTGCCGAGCAGATTAACTATGACGAACAGCTAAAGCAGCTGCAGGACTTGAACAACCAGAAGCTGTTGAGTGACCAGCGCTACCTTGAGTTGAAGGGCCAAGCGGAGCGCGAACACGTCGAGCAGATGCGTATTCTGCAAGAAGAAAACTTCAAAGCGGCCACCCTAGGCAACGAGCTGCTGCTAAATAGCATCGACGCCTTGGGTCAGTCTGGCGCCCAAGCGCTTAGCGGGCTTCTAAGCGGCACCAGTAACCTCAACGACGCTCTAGGCGGCATTGCGAATACCGTACTGAACGCTGTGATTGGCGCGTTCGTTGAAATGGGAGTTAACTGGGTCAAGCAACAAGTCATGATGCAGGCGCAGGCGGCTGCTACGACCGCTACCCAAGTTGCCGGTATTGGTACGGTAGCCACCACGCAGGCCGGCGCAACGGCAGCCATCGCTGCTACAACAACCACTACAGCTGCTACGACAGGCAGCGCAGTCGCTGCGAGCATGGCGCCAGCCGCTGGCCTCTCTTCGATTGCATCCTTTGGCGGCGCGGCGGTAATAGGTGGCGCAGCGCTATTGGCGACGATGCTGCTTGCTAAATCGTTCGGCGGAGGTCGAAAAGCCGGCGGCCCCGTAACCCCGGGTGTGATGTACCGAGTAAACGAAGGTGGGGCGCCCGAAGTGTTCAACGCCGGCGGTCAGCAATATATGATCCCGAACACCCGCGGCGAGGTAGTCAGCAACAAGGACGCTACAGGGCAAGCCGGCGCCGGGGGAGCGCCTATCGTAAACGTGAACAACTACGGATCGTCGCAGGCTACTGCATCTGCCAAGTTCAGCGAGGCAGACAGAACCTGGGTGGTCGACGTAGTGGTCGCCGACATGCAGGCAAACGGCAAGACCGGCCAAACAACCAATAGGATTACAGGCACGCGGAGGGCGGGGTCTTGAGTACTGTTCTCGATGTGCTGCGATCAAGCGGCGGCTCTGACTGTGAAGTGCACACGCTCGAAATAACGTCTACCGCCTGGCCAGATGCACTGCTTATCTGCAACCAGTTTTTTGACTTTACGGGCGTGACTGAGGATGGCCGAACCCTCACGTTCATTGCTACGGCTTTCGACCCCTCCCTGCCGAAGAAAGACAACAGCGGCGCGCAAACGCTCGGGATCGCGATCGACAACGTAACCGGAGAGGCACAACGACGAATCGACCTGGCGAATGAGGCCAAGGCACCTATTTTGATGACGTTGCGGACTTACCTCGAATCGGACCCTTCAGCGCCAGCTGAGCCCCCGCTGTACCTGGACGCCCTGGCGGCAGAAATCGAAGGGCCGACTACCCAATTCACGGCGGGCTACTTCGACCTAATCGATACAGCATGGCCACGTTTCAGATACACCGACCAGTTTAGCCCCGGCGTGAAGTACATCACATGAACCAATTTCTTGTCGTTCCTTACCTGGATGCAGGCCGAACCACTGCGGGGGCCGATTGCTGGGGACTGTCGATGCTGGTTCGCGGCTCACTGGGGTTGCCCGAGATAGCCCTAGCAGTAGGGACCACGCGCGGCACCGTGCACGCTATGCAGCAAGAGTTTCGGCGGGTATCGGCCAACCTGGCGCGCGACGTTGTACGGCCCGGCGCCCTAGCCGCAGTATTCAAGGGTGAGGCGTTTGTACACGTTGGGGTTGTAGTCGAGGCTGATGGTAGACTATGGGTACTTGAAACCAACCCGGGCGTCGGGCCCTGCATGCGCCGCATTGCAGACTTCAACGCCGCTTATTATAAAGTGGTCTACTATGCCGATCGAGATATATCCGAATCGCCTCGAAGCGCGCCCGATTGAAACCCACCAGGTCAATACGCGCATGTCGATTGCCGCGTTCCTCGATCAAACGATGACAGGCGGCTACCGAGTCGGCGATTCGCTGGCCTTGAGCGCTTGGGTCAACGACGAGCTCGTACCGCAGGAGCAATGGGGCGAATTCATTTTCCTGCCCAAGGATCATGTGCGTCTTCACATCGAGCCGCGCGGGACCGATCCATTTTCGATCACTGTAGCCCTGTTCGCGGGGGTCAAGGCAGTTTTTGGCATGCTGATGCCAAAGCTTCCAGGCACACCCAACAGCCCCGGCCAGGGTGATTCGCTCAACCAAAACAGCGTACGCGGCAACAAAATCAAGCTTGGGGACCCTGTCCGCGAAATCGCCGGTCGTATGAAAGTCTACCCCGATTACCTGGTGCCACCACGTAAGTACTTCCAGAACTATCGAGAGCAGTGGACCGAACTAGGCCTATGCGTAGGGGTCGGGTCGATGCAAATTCTCGCCGACAACGTCAAGATCGGAGACACCTCACTGCTTGCCCTCGGCCCCGACGCAACCTATCAGGTATTTGGCCCTGACGAGCAAGTATCAGGCTACAGCGCTTTCGACTGGTGGCATACCGCGCCGGAAGTAGGCGCCAGCTCTACGGGCGCGGCGGGCCTTGAGCTCACCGCATCATCGGCAGTAACACCGAGCCCGACAGCGACCCAGTTTCGCTTCTCGGGCTACTCGATCAATGTAGTGGGCAGCGGCCAGTTTCCTAACGACTGGGCTGTCGGGCTGATACTGCGAATCGTGGCGCCATACAGTTACACGGTCACGGATGGCGCGGCGGGAGCACGAGACGTTATCTCCGGCCCCCTGGCGATGCTGAATCCATCTGTGGGAGACGCTATCGAGGTTGTGGGAGTAAACGGCGGCAAATATACCGTAGCCTCTTACAACCCTGCAGTGCCAGAAATGACGCTGAACTTCCCAAACGGCACGCCAGCCAATCAGCTCGCACTGGGAACAGGTTCCGCGGCAATAGGACCTGACGGCCTACGATTTCGAATCACCTCCAAGACCTCGACGAGCATTACGGTCGAACGTCTTGATTATTCTGGTAGCGCAGATCCGGACTTTCCCGGCTTTGATACCGGCACCTTGGCCGGCGCTTCGGTCCAGATTGATGCGAGCAATTATGAAAGTGGTTGGCGTGGGCCTTTCCCGGCCTGCCCCGAGAATGAGGTGACGGACCGCGTAGAACTAGATTTCTTCTACCCTAACGGGCTATGCGGGGTTGGCCAGGAGGGCAACATCTATGAGCTGGGTGTTCAGTATGAGGTTCAATGGCGCGTCATTGGTACCTCTGCCTGGTCTAGCGCCGCGTACCGAGACGGCAACTCGACATTGGACCAGGGGGGATACACAAAGACCATCGCTTTGGCGCCGGACCGTTACGAGTTCCGGGTTCGCAAAACTTTTCCGCTATTCGAGAACCTGGAGCTGCACGACACAGTGCAATGGTACGCAATGCGGGCACGTATCCCTTACGCCCCAGCTGCCTACACGGGCTGCACCACGATCGGGTTAAAGGTGCGCAGCTCTGATCGAATTTCGGCTCAGACCGAATCGCTGATATCGGTCATCGCCACCCGGATTTTGCCGACCGTGCAAGGCGGCACCGGCCCGACGCGCAACCTTGCCGACTTTGCAATGTACATACCGCAGTCGCTTGGTTACCCGTTGTCGCGGGTCAACATGGACGAGTTGAGGCGCCTGGACGCCATTTGGCGCAGCCGTGGCGACAACTTCGATATGAGCTACGACAAAGAGACTACGGCTCAACAGGCATTGCAAGACGTGTTCGCGGTAGGATTTGCGGAACTGACAATTGAACGCGGTCAGATCACCCCGGTTCGCGACGAACCACGTACGACGTATGAGCAGATGTATACGCCGCAGAACATGGTCGGTTATCTGCGACGTACACCGCGTATTCTGGCCAACCCCGAAGAATTTGATGGGGTCGACGTCACCTATACCGACGCCCGTACCTGGTCGGAGAGCACGGTGTCTTGTCGGCTACCAGGTGATCAGGGCTTGAGAGTCGAGAAGGTCACGATGCCCGGAGTTACGGACCGCACCAAGGCCTATCAGCTAGGCATGCGCAGGCGCCGCGTGCAGCGGTACCGCCCGGATAGTTTCAGTTGGCGCACCGAGGCCGACGCACTGGTCAGCAGGTATCTGAGCTTTTGCGCAGTAGCTGACGACGTGACGGGCTATCCACAGAGCGCTTTGCTCATGAGTTTCGTCTTGACCAACGACGGCAACATGCTGTTGCGGGTCAGCGAGCCTTTTGAATGGGGCGATACGGGAAGCCACGGGGTGCTTTTGCGTAGACCCGACGGCTCGGTCGCAGGAACGTACCCAGCCACCAGGGTTAGCGATTACGAACTATTGATACCAGCAGCCGACTTCGTGCCGGACGTTTCATGGGAAATCGATCCGCCGCACGTGCTATTTGGAAGCCTTGACCGCATGTGCTATCCCGTACTTATTACCAGTGTACGACCCAACGGCATGAGCAGTGCGGAAGTCGAGGCGGTCGGGTATGATGCACGGGTGTACCTCGACGATGACAGCCCATTGCCATGACGCCGAAATATCCCGAAGGCCTACCGCTGGGGCTGCACAGCGGCCGTACCTACCAGCTCGAGAGCCCGCTGCAAAGAACCGAGCTTAGCAGCGGTAGAGCCAGGCAGCGGCGCAGATTTACCAGCGTGCCGCAGTACGCGCAAATCAGCTGGCTTTTCAATTCAGTCCAAGCTCGGGCTTTCGAAGCCTGGTGGCGTGACGCACTGGTAGATGGCGCCCTTTGGTTTCTGTGCCCACTGCAAACAGTGCTTGGCCTTGAAGACTACGACTGCAGGTTCACTGGCGTCTACAACGGGCCAAGCCGAGTTGGCCCCGATCTGTGGTCGATTACCGCAGAGCTTGAATTGCGTGAACGCGCAGCGCTGCCGGCAGATTGGGGCTTGTACCCTGAAATCATTATCGGTAGCAGCATTTTCGACAAGGCGATGAATCGCGAGTGGCCGCGCTACGTGAACTATGGCCTACTCACCGAGGATTCTTACCTTTTGACCACTGAAGACGGCTTCGGCCTCACTACGGAGTAAGCCCGCCATGGCTGAAGAGCTTCGACTGAAGAAAATTTCTGACCTTCCGATCGCCGACACGGTGGGCGACAATGACGTGTTTGTAGGTGTACAGGAGGGCGTGACGAAACGCTTCCCGGGAGTCGGTCTGTTTTCGACTTTGAGCCTGGAACAATGCGGCATTTCTAGTTCGAACACCGCGTTGGAGAATGGCGCGAAACTCGTTTCTGCGCTATTGCAGGGCAAAAAGATATCCGGCAGTAGACGGGCCTATTCATTCGAATTCGAGAAGAGCATTATCGTATTCTCGGGAACAGTTCTCCAATTGGACTTAGGGCCGCATCTGCATACCTTTGTTAACTGGCCTGGCATCCAAGGCAACAACGTCGCTGTGCTGGACTATAACGGACGTATCGACGCCTCTGGTGGCTATTGCAAGGGTTTGGGAAGGTTTCGCAGGCTCCTGTATGCTAAAATTGAGACGATGGAGTTCAGCAATGTATTTTGTGTCAACCCGGCAGCCGATGAGCAATTCATAGGTCTAGAGTACTCGTCCAACACCTATGGAGATTTTCCGTTTACTCTTCATGCTAAAACGATTTTCGTTAAAAACGTAAGGACTCAAACCTACGATCGTGCAAGCGGCCTGGCCATTCCGATGACGGTTCTCGGAAATTATGGCTCTACCTCTAGCAGCGTCCAGCAGCATCAATTGTTCATAGGAAACTTCCATGTGGAGGACTACTATTCAGTTTCTCAGGACGGCTTAACGCCAATCGATGGTGACAGTGACGTTTGTAGGATCTTTACAAACCCGACTCAAATCACTATCGGTTCGATTTACTCTAAAAATATTGCAAAACGATTTTTCAAGACTCAAAAGCCGACCCTGGTAAGCTGTCCGAACGTGTACTGGGAATCAGATGCCCGTTTCACTCAGGACGTATTTATCGGGTATTTCGAAGCCCAGCTATCTAACGTTGCAGTAGCCACCCACTTCGAAATCGGAACGTGCACTGCCCTTTGCGCCGACGGTTCCTCAAGGCCACTTCTGTTTAATGCAAGTGGCCTTGACCACAGCATTCATATCGAAAACATGGTGCATAAAAATATTGGTTTTTACTCTGCGGATCGGGACGTCGGCATAACCATAGATAAGGCCACTGGTCGAGGTCTATCTATCTTGGCGACCTCATGTACCCGACTGCAGCTTAAGAATGTCCGTGACGAGGCAATTCGCAATATCCGAACAGCGGCTGGGGTAATCCGAGATTCTTATCTAGCCTTCGATCCTGACACTGCTGCCAATACCACGTTTTTCATAGGCGGGCTAATCAAATACGAGAACGTCACTTTTGATAAATGGCGCGTCACTAATAGGGTTGCGCAGTTCAGCATTTTGAAAGATGTGACGGTAAACTATAGCTTGGGAACGACAGGCTATGTCAGGGCCTTCCAGCCTTTGACCGGTGGGAACAGGATAGCCGAAGGCGTTACCGTTCAAGATTCCACTTTAGTAGCTGCGGCAATTTTTGAGGGCGCAAGTGGCAGCACCGGCATGTTCGTTTTGAGAGACTTCAGGGCGACGGGTGGTGCTAACATCGCTGCTGGGGTCTTCTCGTCAGGTACATGGGATGTACGCCTAGACAACTGTATGCCGGAAACGGTGACCGGAGCGGGCGCCACAGTCAAAAAAGTAACCTACTCCTAATACCAGAGGCTGACGTATGACCACATTCGCAACCGGCAATCCAATCGGCTCGACGTCGCCCAAGGACTTGTACGACAACGCGCAGAACCTTGATAACCTGGTGCTTGGGCCACTGGACTACTATCCCGATCGCCTCGGGGTCCCCCGGTTGTCCTACCGTGGCATGGAGAACCAAGCCAACACGGCTTTGGCAAACACCGGGTTCGAGGAAATCGGCGACTACGACAGTGGCCCGCTGACCATAACCCGCCGCAACCAGGTGTTCACGAAGGGTGGCCAGTTCTACGGGCCGGGTGCGGCGCTCTCGTTACCTTACACCACGGTCAACAACTGGACGATAGACCAGCCGAAGTTCGTAAACCGGGGCGACTTCGTGCTGCGTCAAGACCTGGCAGCTATCGGCGGTGCGGCCCGAATTGGCGCCCGCGCCCGTAATGGCACCCTGACCAATGTGCAGGCGCTGCTCGACCAGAACCAAACGCAGCTGATCAGTGTGAAGAACTATGGCGCCAAGGGTGATGGCGTAACGAACGATACTGCAGCCTTCGCAGCAGCGATCAACGCCGCAACGGCGGCAAAGTACACCGGGATCCTGATTCCCGGTGGAAACTATGTAGTCGATGGTGGCTGGAACCTGCCCGCCGGAGCCCTCTACCTTTCGTTTTATGGCGAGGGCCGGTCAACCCGGCTCAAGTTCAGCGCAACGCAGCCGCTCTTCACTGCACCAGGTGGCGTTGTCTCGCATCTGTCGTTCCGCGACTTTGTGATCGATAACACGGGCGCTTCGACCGCTGAAAACAATGCGTGTTTCTGGTTCCCTGAAGGCAATACCGAATCCGAGTTCCGCAATATCAGCTTGCTGCCGAACTTGGCCACGAACAAGACCTGCCCCGGGTTCTACGTCTGCGGCGCCGGCAAGACTAACGACACCGTATGTTTCACCGACTGTTTCCTGCAGGTGAACAAGATCGGCGTGTCGTTGGGCGCGGGTAGTTCGGTGTGGTGGACCGGCGGCCGAATTATTGGCTTCGATCCGAAGACCGAGAACTCTGTCGGCATTCGACTTAATGGCCAGATGGGCGGCGTGTGGCTGACCGCCGTCGACGTGATCGGGCTTACTAGCGGGGTTTTGATCCAGCAGGCCAGCGGCGTGAACTCGAACCGCGAAATTTTCCTGGTCGATGCTTGCCTTGACTCGTGCCAGGTCGGTTTGAACATCCTCGACGCAGCGAGCTACACCTGCTGGACAGGGGTATGGGCATCTAGCTGTGATGCCTTCAATGTCAACTTCGCCCCGACTGGCGAAGCCGCAGTGCTCAACATGGTCGGGGGCACGATCTTCAACGCAGGCGCCTCGGACTCAAGCCAGACCTATCAGAACTCCGGGCTGTCGGTAAACCGGTACGGCCGATTGCTATGCAACGGAATCACCTTCCGTAACAACAAAAACCGGGCAGTGAGCTTCAGCAGTGGTGACCGCGTGAACCCGGCGATCATCATGAACAGCCACTTCTTTGCAAACGGCAGCACGCGCAGCGGTTCGTGCCAAGCATACCTGGCTGGTCGAGCCATTCTGCGGAATAACCATTTTGAAGTTGCAACCGTACCTAACGTGATCATTGATCCGGGCAGCATCCAGCGGGTTGTGATTTCCGGGAACGAAGGCCTGAAGGGCTTGAACTTACGCGCGGGCCCGGCGATTGGCTCGAGTGGCAGTGATACGACCAACAACACCGGGCAGAAGGTCACCGGTTACTTCCGAGGCGGATCAATCAGTTCGTACTGGCTGAACGGGACGCCGGTCTATGAGTTGGGAAGTTCCGGACCTGCGAACGTTCAGTTGACCCTGGAGCCTGGCGATACTTATCGCATCGTCTACTCCGGCGCCCCAAGCGTTAACTGGTATTTTGACTAGCGGGAACATTTAACGATTAAGGCGGTCCGATAAGCAACGGTCCGCCTGTCGTGCGAGGAACGCCCTACGTGTTACACTGGTCGCTACATCCACCCGAGCCGGGGGCCGTCTCGATGCCTGTTGATCCACTAAAATGCGTCATGATCTTCAGCCTTCTGGCTTGTAGCATCATAGAACAGCTACACGCAGGCTCCGCAATGGGCGCGTCTTTCGGCTGTTTCGCCCTATTGGCTTTTCCTGATCCGGCCGGGCGGCCGTGGGCTGAGAAATTTCTGCGAAAAATTGCCCTCATCGTATTTTCCTGGGGCTTGGGGTACGGCGTCGGGTGGGGAATTTCTGAAACCCCTGATATCAAACAGTGGTCGATGCTCTGCGCCGTAGGCTCTTCAGCGATGGCAGCCGGCGTATTCGGCGCACTTAACCTCATGGTCGCCAATAATGGCCCATTGCCTCAGTGGCTGAGCGATATCGTCGACCGTATTCCTGTCTTGAGGAAACGCAACGATGGCGCTCAATAACCGTCTCATCTTCGGTGTTTCCATGGTGGCCTCACTGGTTTACGTTTTCACCGTGCCAGGGTCTTGGCTTGTGGGCACTCGAATTGCCCTGTTGGGTATAGGGATAGTGGCCATTGTTGCCTACATGAGCGACACGCGTGAGCGCCCCTTTGCTACCTTCATGGCCATCCTGATTGGCGGCGCCTCGGCGGCAATGATCACTCAAGGGCTGACGAACTTTGTTGCCCTATCTCAAGCAGCCGAACCCTGGCTTGTCGTCTACCTGTTCGCCCAAACATGCATCCTGGTCCGAAACGGCGGGAACATGGCTAAGCTATTCCATAACGAGGAAGTTCGCGGATGACCTACCCCCGTTCAGCCGTAGACATGGCTTTTTCCCTGCTGCCGGCCTCTATGGACACCAAAACAGCTCGCCGCATTCATGCGGCCATCGGCTGGCAGGAATCGCGTTACCAAAACCGTCGCCAGGTGATTGAGGTCCAGGGGCAGTTGAAAGAGGCCGGTCCGGCCTGCGGCTTCTGGCAGTTTGAACGTGGCGGCGGTGTAAAAGGCGTTATGAATTTCGGCGGACAGGTCTCTTCGCTGGCAATGCTTGTTTGCAACCTCCGTGCCGTGCCCTGGGACCGAGAAAGTGTTTGGCTTACCCTGGCCAAGGATGACGTACTAGCGGCAGCGTTCGCGCGATTGCTCATGTTCACGGACCCCAAGTCGCTGCCAACAACGGCGCAAGGTGCTTGGGAGCTATATGCACGCGTTTGGCGCCCCGGCAAACCGCATCCGCAGACCTGGGCATCGGCATACGCGTTTGCCCTAGAGCAATACCCGTGAGTACACGGCTTTTGGCGATCGTCGCAGCACTAGCGGCTTTAATTGCCGGCGGCTGGTGGTTACATCACTCAGGCGTCGAGGCTGGGCGGGCCCAAGTGCTACAGCAGTGGCAGAAGTCACAAGCGGCCTACGATGCTGCAGTGCGACAACGTGAAGACGAATGGGCTCTAGAGCGCCAAACAGCGGCGACTAAGCGTCAGGAGGAAAATAAAGATGTGGCGGCTACTATTGCTCGCGTCAATGCTGATCGTGGGCGGCTGCAACTCGCCCTCCGTGATGCCATCAGCAGGCTGGACACCCCGGACCGGACAGCCTCCGGAGGGGCCGGAGGTACCGGCGATGTGCTCTCCCACGTGTGCGGCCGGGCTGGAGAAGTTGCAGCATTGTTGGCTGAGTATGCTGACCGAGAGCGCGCAAGCCGCCGAGAATGCCAAGCGGCCTGGCCCCGATGAGTGCTCAGAATGACGCGATCGGCGGGTTTCCTGTCGCCTGTTCGCCGCTGAGCTCTGCGTACCGTCTCGGCGTCACGCATTGGAAACGTGCGGGCTCACCCTTGGAACGGTTATAGGCGTTGGCCTCAAGCGCCACTTGATGGCAGCCTTGATCACTGGTGACGTTGAGGGGTGCGGTTGCGTCGATGTAGCTGCAGATCCGTTGGCCATCTGGCGTGCACAGGGCCATGGCCAGTACTAGGGTAAGCATCGTGTCGACTCCAAGTATTGAAGAACGCAGAACAGAGCAACGCCGTAGAAGATCAGCCCTACGGACGTCAAGTAACAGGCAAAGCGGAAGCTGCTCATTCTTTCGGACCCCTGTTCGCGATTTCGGTTCTGACAATCTTCACATTCGCCGGCGCGTCAAGGGCAAGCTTGACCTGGCTAGCATTGATGCCAGTGACCGACACAGTCAGGTCTACATTACCGCCGTGTGGCGCCCACTGATTGACGTAAAGCTCGAAGGGTTGCTGACCGTCGAACACAAGCCGCGCTAGGCCGTGCCGTACTGACAGCACCGTAAGCCCTGAACGAACGCCCGTTTCGATATCTTGTATGTTCAGCCCCTGGCCGGCCGACCGCGAAAGGATCAGGCTCATTCGACAACCTCCCATTTAGCCGGCCGCGCATGAGGGCAAGGGTACGGGTGTGTCGGCAGATGAACAGCGATTTCCTCGCCGTCGTCATCGGGTATGACGGCTGCGTTAAAGCAATGGCCCACGGCAACGTAGGTCTTGCCAGGGGTCAGGTACGGCGCGTCTTTCGGCTTTCCGACAAGTTTGATTTTCATATCGGCATTACTCCGTTTTGTTGTGCGTTGGTATGGTCTAGGTTATTCGGCTTTGCGCACCCTGTCAATTAATCTTTGTGATATCGAACCCCTTCCCAGCCGGCGGCGCGGATCGGCCAGCCCTTAGCCCAGTCGGGCAGGTCGGTCAGGATGCGTTCGAACTCTTCCAGCGAACCGAAGCCATTTGGCACCTCGGCAGCGACTTCATCGTGCACGCGCAACACGACCGGATAGCCCGCAGCCTCTAGGTTAACGACGGCGTGGGCCATAATGTCTCGGGCCGTTGCCTGGACCACGTTTTCGAATAACCGGCCGCCGTAGGTCTCCATGCGGACCCAGCCCCTAGGCCCCATCTTGGCGTTTGTATTCCACGTCATATAGGTCAGCGAATAGCACTCGACCCACCCGTCTCGCTTAGCGCCGTACCACAAACGTGGCTGGTGGTAAGCCATCCGCCGGCCGCTAAGCAGCGTGCAATAGAGCACGTCGTCAATGACCTGGTAGGTGATGCCGCGATAGAAGAACACCTGCCCCGGGCTGAGTACCGCCTGAACCGCGCAGCCCTCAAGGCCGAAGTACTCGCGCCGCTCGATATCCCAGGGCACGCCGCGATACTGGCCACCCCACATTTCCTCAAATGCCGGGCTCGCCGCGCGCCACGCCATCCAGGTGCGGTCCGCCTCTTTCTTTTCGCCCTCGAAACCGAACGCGAAAAGGGCACCGCTGAAACCGCCAAAGCCTAGGCCCAATTCGGCGGGCTTTCCAATCTTCTGCCGATCAGGGTGTTTCTTGCCGCCGTTGGCCATGTACCACTCATACGTGCGTCCGGTAACCCCCGCGGCACCGTGCAGGTAAATGTCCTCCCGGCGTCTGAAGGCTTCGACGCGCCACTCTTCACCGGTCAGAACGGCGGAGACTACGGCCTCGATCGAGGAATAGTCCGAGCAAATCAGACGATGGCCTTCCCGCGCTACCAGCAAAGAGCGTACAACGCCCGAGACACACAGCAGCACGTCGCCAAAGAAGTGTTCAAGCGCGTGCATTGAACGCATTTGCAGGATTTCGAGGACGTGGTCGACGCCTTCGAAGCACCAGCCCTTGTCGCCTTCTACCGGACTCGCTTCACTGCTGAACGCCGACGACGCGCCACACCAGGGGCATTCGTCCATGTGGTGGGAATACGGACGGCGGCAGCCCATGTCGTCGCACCAACGCAGATTCGGGCCGGCCTTTGGCAGATTGCCCGGTTGAACGTCGGCGTGGGTGTCTCGACCAGTGCGTGCGCCATGATATATGAACAGATCGCACAGCCTAGCGTCGCGGCTGGCGTGGTTGGCCATGGCGAAGACTTTCTTCACTGAGGCCGATGCGGTCAGGCCACGAATTTCAAGTACGCGGCCGACAGGGTGCGGATATTGGTCGCGCTGTTCGTACAGAAATTCGAGCTCCTCAGCCGCCAGGGATTTCACCGGGCGACCGTCGCTACCGGCTACCCCGTTACGGGCCAGCCACTCCACCAGGGCTTTTGCCTGGCTGGTGCGGAGCCCGATCAGCTTGAACATTTCTTCGTCGTATGCGTCCAGAACCTGGTCAACAACAAACATGCAGTCGCGAACCGCGTCCATGTCAACGCCGATGCCGCGCCTGTTGATCCGCTGATCGGCCAACCAGTAGGCGAGTTCATTCGGCTGTAGGTCTGGGCACCGGGCGCTAGCCTGGGACTCGGTCTCGATATCCGTCTCGCAATAGTCATCAAGCTTGGCGGCGTCTACGGGCTCTTCAGCCGGAAGTACACGCCAGCGGGGGTCTTTCTTGGTCGGGTCTTTGGGCCAACTGAAGAGCTTGAGCAGGCGCTTACCCTCGGCGTCTTTTTGCGTCGGTAGGTTCAGCGCTTGGCCGATTTCACCGAGCGCGCCTGGCAGCCCGAAGGCGCGAGACTTCGCAGCGCTACACCGCCACTGGCTAGGGTTGACGGAAGGCCAGCCGTACTTGGGCACGCAAACTTGTTCCCAAATCGTCTGTTCAAACCCCGCGTTGTGCGCCTCACAAAGTTTGCCCTGCGCGAAGTGGTCGAAAAGTGGCTGAGGGTTCGGCATACCCGGTTTCCACGTTCGCTTACCGTGGCCGTCTTTTAGGTCGTATTTGAACGTCAACACCTCGGTTGACCAGTGTTCTGCATAGGCCCGAACTCCGATCACGCCTAGGCCCTTCTTGCCCTGCGCAGCGCCCGGTGGACCCACCCAGTGGCCGAGCGGTTTCTTGTCAGTAGGGCCGCACCAGTGGAAGCCTGCCTGGCTGTAGGTTTCAAAGTCACAATCTGCGAGCACGGTGCTGACACCGGGGCCGACGCGAATCTGTGTGCCGTACAGGATCGGTGGCGGTGGGGGCGGCGGAATGGCGGTCATTTACCGATCTCCGGCCCGTACCAAAAATCCTGAAACGCCTGCGGGTTCACCCGATCGAACTCGAGGGCTAGTCGGGTCAAGGCGTCTTGCATCCGGTTCCATTGCGCGATCAGTTGCTCTGCGGCCTCCGGGCCCAAAGCCTGATCGATTCTTTCATCTTCAGTGCAAACGAATTTTACGCCCGGGTTTTTCGTGTCGATCGAAAACAGGCGCGGCCAACGTTCCTCGATATACTTCTCTTTCATCGACCCTGCTCCAAGAAAAACGGCTCCTCTCGGAGCCGTATGGTTGATCGATCAGTTTAGCCGCGAGCGCGCAGTTGAGCTTCGGTCAGCACTTCGTTCTGTGCGTTGTAGAAGCTACCTGGCGCTTGCGGGTGCGGCCACCAACCGGCCGGCGGGAAGGCTGCAGCCGGGGCAGGCGGCGCTGGAGGCTCCATGTACGAAGTATGAGGCGGAGGTGGTGGCGTCTGAGCGGGCGGCGCTGGAGGCTGAACGGCTACCGGCGGCGCAGGCGGGTATTTGGCGCGCAGATCCGCCTCGCTCAAAACTTCCTGGCCCTTGTAGAAGTGGCCCGGAGCGTTAGGGTGTGCTAGCCAGCCTTCCGGCGGGAAGTCAGCAGCTGGAGCACCTGGAGGCGGAGGAGGGGTGTTGCCGACGGCAGGCGCTGCGCCGCCAGTAAATGCAGCCTTAACCGCATCTTTCGCCATGCCGGCTGCACCGATGCTAAGCCGGGGTGCTGCGCCGTCGATGATCTGAACGCCGTCGAGACCGAAGTTGATACCTTTCTGCTTATTCTCGTAAGCATAGGCATGTACCAGCAGTCGAACCACGCTGCCGTTGTACAGCTTTGGGCCATAGCTCATCGGTTGCAGTTCTGCGCCGTTGATGTCGTAAACGGGCGGGGCACCCTGGATAGTACCCGCGCTGAAGACCTTATGACCTGGCAGTTCGGGGAACTTAGAAACATCGATGTCACTGATGGGGTTGTTGCCCGGAGTGGCTACGGTTACGCCTTTCTTGTTGCTGTCGCGCAGAGCTTTCTGACGCAGAGCTTCGAGCTCCACAAGTTCCGGCGCGTTTGCCGGAACTGCAATGCGCAGGTTCCAAGATTGTCCGCCGTCGTCTTTCTGGTCAGGCTTGGTTACAGCCTCCCAAATGATTACGCCGTTGCCCGTCAGTACGTGCGATTCGTCATGCCATGCCATCTTTCTTCACTCCAAAAACTCGGCTAGCGAGCGTGTCGGTTTTAGGAACGAGCGCCATTGCGCCCTTCTTAGGTACAGAGTATTCGGCTATCAACGATTCGTCAAAGCCTTTTTTCTTGAATTTTTGCATCGCTTGCGACGGTGTGATCACATCGGCCGGTTTGCGCAGATCGATTTCCAGCGAATCGCCAATAGCAATGATTTCGGAAACTGGGGCGGCCCACTCGCGCCCGCGCCCTGGTTGCTGCTGGACCGCCCAATGCGGGGTAAAGCCTCCGCCGGCAATCTCGACTTCGACCTGCTGCTCAAGCGCATCGACGTAGGATTTCAACTGATCGAGAGCAGCCCGGGCGTACGTCAGCTCGATGCCTGCCGACTCAGTGTCCATCTGGCCCGGTTTGCTCCAGTTTACCCAATCGATGTTAGCGCCAGCGTTCCGGCGAAACGTTGGGCAGGCGCGCCGACCCGGACAGTCGCGACAATGGGCACCCATGTTCGGGGTCGCGCCGAGTTCGAGCGTAATAGCCTCGTCCGCACTTTTACGCATCCGATCCCACATACGGCGCTGGTCCTTGCCCGTGGTCTCCCAGGTGCTGTTTGCCGGGCGATGGTGGTAGCAACGCGGCTGCACGATGTGGAAGAAAATCTTCGCATTGTCGATCTGCTGCTGGCTGAGCCCGAGGCGCTCGAACTGGCCAAAAACATAGGCTGAACACTGCCAGTTTTCGAACGGGCTCACCGATCGATGGCCGAACTTGTAATCGACGATGTGGTACTCGCCGCAGAACTCGAGCAGGTCGATATCAGCGTCCGGGGTGCCGTGCATTAGCCGGTGAATACCGGTCATGGGCACCGATGTTTCAAATCTTGCCTTATGCATCGCCTGATAGGGATCGACTATTGAATGCACGCGCTCGACGAATTGCTGACCGCCGTCGATCATTTCAATCGTGACCGGGATGCGTTCCGAAGTCAGCGTGCCGACCTCCGGCACCAAGCCATCAATCATCCAGTTCCAGACCTCATGCGCCGCAGTGCCCTCCGGCCCGGAAGGGTCTTGTTTCAAGGCCGGGAATTCTTCGCTCAAGGCGACCGACAGGGGGCACTCGACCCACCTGAAGGCGCTGGAAGGGGCTAGGCGGCTATGGCCGCTCACTCTTCACCCGTGATGGCAATCATCGCATCCCACAGGCCTTGAACGAGGCTCGGGTCTTCTTTCTGCTTCTTGAGGAAATCCCCCATAGCCGTCAGGCCGACTAGCTCAAGCGCTTGCTCGCGCTGCTCTTTGGTCAGGGCGTTGGCGCGCTTGAAGACCATCGCCGGAGTGACCTCATGACCTTCGCTGTCAGCGGCTGGCGCGGCAGCTACCGGCGGAGGTGGTGGAGGCGCATCGTTGCCCGCTACTGGAGGTGGTGGGGGTGGTGCGTCGTCGCCCTTGACGACCGGAGGCGGTGGCGGCGGGGTATCCTCACTGGCAGCTGCTGCCGGAGCCCGGGCGCGCATTTCCGCCTCGATGCGAGCGCGTTCATCTGCATCGCCGCCGCGCAGGTAGCGCCAGGTGTTATCTGCGTTACGGTTCTTGCTGCTCGAGTGGATCAGGCTGTTCCAGGGGAGGCCATTGGCGTCGAGGTTGGACCAATCGAGCTCGGTGCTCGAGCCGGCCGGTACAGAGGTGTTCGGGCCATCGCTCGACGGGGTGGAGGCACCAGGCGCATCTTGCGCGGCCTGCGGGTTTCCCGGGAGTTCGGTCACCGTTGCGCCTTGAGGTTGGGTGGCTGCGGCTGTAGCAGATGGGTTGGGCCCGTCGCGATCCGCGGCCAGGCAGTTGAGCATATGGGCCAAGGCGCGAAGGGCGCTTGGTTTTTCGTCACCTGGGGTTACGATGATTTGCATGGTCGGTTCCTTGAACGGTTAGGTTTTGCTTGATTTCGGGCTGTAGGTTATTCAGACTTGCGCACACTGTCAACCGGGAATTTTTAAGAATGAGTTCTTTCGACTTCAAGGCGAGCATGCTGGCCAGCGCCGTGCGCAAGCACGTCAGCTTGCGCCCGTACCAGCTAAAAGCCGAACAGGGGGTTTACCTGGAATGGGACGTAGGGCACAAGAACGTGCTCGCCGTAATTCCAACGGGCGGAGGTAAGACCCGGCTAATTGCATCGATCATTTCCAAGCACACGGCCGGGGCCTGTATCTTCGCGCACCGCAAAGAACTAGTAGCCCAACTGGCGGGCACCCTGAACGAATTCGGCATTCCGTTCCGCCTGATCTGTGATCCTAAAGACCGAAAGGCAATCATCGCCGGGATTCTGCGTAAGCAGAAAGTCTGCTACCACGACATGAACGCCGCCGTGTCGGTGGCCAGTGTCGGCACACTGTACCGGATCCCGACCGGCAAGCAGGCGGCGCAATATCGGCAGTACCTGTCGACCGTGACGTTGTGGGTCTGCGACGAGGCGCACCACTTGCAGGGCGAAGACGGCGGCAAGGGCAACCAGTGGGGTAAGGCCGCGCAGATTTTCACGCATCCCGACCTCAAAGGCTTGGGTGTCACGGCTACCCCAGCGCGGTCTGACGGCGGCGGGCTGAGCCGTGACACTGACGGGCTGTTTGATGCGATGGTCATGGGCCCGACGCTTCAAGACCTCTTCGACGATGGCTACCTGTGCCCCTACAAAAAATACTCGATCAAATGTCGGGTTGATTACGACAACCTGGCGGTCGGGGCGAGCGGCGAATTCGTTCAAGCGAAACTGGTAGCCGCTGAGGAAGCCGACGACGAATTGGTCGGCGATATCCTGGAGAACTACCAAAAATACGCCGCGGGTTTGAAGGGGATCTGCTTTGTTTCAAGCGTCGCCAAGGCGGAAGAGGTGGCTAGGCGATTCAACGAGGCAGGCGTACCGGCTATGGCCCTGAGCGGCGACACCGATGATGATTTGCGCGACTCAGCTAAAGAAGACCTGGAATCAGGCAAGTTGCAGATGCTCGTAAACTGCAACTTGTACGGTGAGGGCAACGATCTGCCGGCCGTTGAGGTGGTGATTCTCGGCACGGGCACCGCCAGCCTGCCGCGATTCATGCAGTGGGTGGGCAGGCTCTACCGCCTGTTCCTACGCGACGATCAGAAGCATGGTTACGACCAGATAACCGCCGCCGAGCGCCGCCAGCGCATCGCCGAGAGCCCAAAACCGTTCGGCGTGCTGATCGACCATGGTTCGAACATCGTTCGTTTCAATGGTCCGCCCGAGGCGCCGCACCGCGTCTGGCAACTGGGCCGGGCGTCGAAGAAATCAGTTGCGGGCGAAACCGTGCCCTACCGCGTATGCGCTAACCCTGGGCTGACGCTGACAAATCCGCAGGGGCCAACCTGGGAAGCCTTCCGCGCGGCGGGATGGTCCAATCAGCAAATGCTCAACGCCGGCCATCTTTTCGATACCGGGCTGCCGTGTGCCCAGCCATACGAACGGATCTTCAAGGCTTGCCCGTACTGCTCATTCTTCCCCGAGCCAATCACCCGTAGCGATCCGGAGCACGTCGACGGTGACCTCGAACTGTTGACCGAAGAAACCCTGGCTGAGCTATACGCCTCGGTGAGAAAGAACGTACCGACCGTAGAGCAGTACCAGCAGTTCTTGATTTCCCGAAAGGTGCCGGGCATTAACTACACGCGAAACCTCAAGCTACACCGAGAGCACCTTGCGGAAATCGAGCATCTGAAGTGGGCGATGGGCCTGTGGGGCGGCTGGCGCAAGAAGCAGGGCGATAACGATAGCCAGATGCAGCGCCGGTTCTTCCATCTGTTCGGCCTGGACGTTATAAGCGCTCAGGGGTTGCCGCGGGCCGAGACCGAAGCGCTGCGCGGGCGGATCATCGAACGATTAGCACTTGACGGCGTGTCTATGCCGGAATACTCTGCGGCTTCCTAACGCTGAAATTTATAGGATAGATCGATGAAAGATACGGAGATGAACGGCCCCGCATTGCTGCTCGCGGAGCGCCTTAGCAAGGCAATTTCCGCAGACGAACAGGCAGGATACTGCGACCCAGCCAATGGCTTGCTGGGCCCGTCTTTGAAGCGATTGGTCTGCGACTTGAGTGACGTCCAAGAAGCTTATGGCGACGCAATGGCCGAGTGCAATGAACTTGGTTACGCATGTATGCCAGTCGCTGACGTGATCAAAGACCTAGGCGCCGGCCGATGAGCCTGCCCGCCTGCAGCAATTGCGGTAACCGGTATGTGGTGCGCCTGAGCAGTTATCAGGTCGTGCTGTGTCCGGACTGCAAAACCGAAACGCCCTGGCCGCTTAAACCCGGCCAGCAGGCGCTGATATCGAGCAACCGTGGAGATCGGAAGAAATGACGTCGTTCCCGTATCAGGCGTGGCGAATTACGCCCTCATTTTTCATCGAGCAGGTGACGTTGGTTTCAGAGACCCGTTACGGATCGCATCTTTCGGATAAGGGCAAATGGTACGCGCCCCTGGGTGAGCTCTTTAAAGACGCTGAAACGGCTCGGGCGATTGCTTTGCAACGCCTCGAAGACCGCCGGGCGAAGGCGCAAAAACAGCTCGACTCGATTCCTAGGTTGATCGAAAACGCGAGGGCTGGCCAATGAGCATACTAAACGAGCAGGTCAAGCCTACACATTTTCGGCTATCTGACCACTGGACCGAAGACGGTCGCGTTGTGGTTGAGGTCGAGAAATTTTACCCGATCAAGGAAACCCCTTGCGGCTATTGGGTCGTGTCTGAGTTCCATTGGGAGCACCGCCATCATTTCCCGGATTGGCTCGAAAAGCAAAAACGGTGGACCGCTCGCGACGGTGGCCGTTACTTACACGCCTCCCTAGGCGATGCGCTGCGTCACTTCGGCTTGCGCAAACGCCATGAGCTGCGCCATATACGCGCCCGGCTGGACAAGGCTAACCGGGTTCAGGATTGCTGGGGCTTGCTAACCGTCGAGGCTCTTGAGTCGGGCGGAGTCGACCTCGGCATGCCCGGTGAACAAACATTCAAGCTGGAGCCACCTGTATGCCAATCCTAAACGACTGGGCCAACCGTCACGCCGTCACGCCGGCAGCGATGGCCGAACTGTACCTGCTGATGGGCTTCACGCCCGAGGTACCGGAGCTATGCCAGGGTAAGGACGAATCGTACGTGCAATCGTTCTTGCGGCTGGCCGGGCCGCCACTCGGCTTCAACCTGGCACGCAACAACCGCGGCGCCTTGCCCAATGAACGGGGTGTCCCTATTCGCTTCGGGCTTTGGAACGACACGGCAGCGCTCGACAAGGTGTGCAAGTCGGGCGACCTGGTCGGCTACCAGTCGGGCTGGTTCCGCGACTACGAGACCGCCGAGCCCGTGAAGGTCGCGGTCTTCACCATGGTCGAGTGCAAGCACGCCGGGTGGCCAGGTTTCAACCCGAATGACAAGCGCGAAGCCGCACAGCAACGATGCTTGAGCATGGTTCTCTCGGCCGGCGGCATCGCGGCGTTCAGCACAGGTGAATTGCCAGAAGGCGTTCGATTCCCTGCACTCGGTACGGAGCTGCCACGGTTATGAGTCACGAACCACTATTGCTTTGGGGTGACTGCCTCGAGGAAATGAAAGCTATCCCTGACGGTTCGGTCGATATGGTGCTGTGCGATTTGCCTTATGGGACTACGCAGAACAAATGGGACTGCCCCATAGAGCTTCTGCGCCTGTGGCCCGAGTATTGGCGGGTATGCAAGCCTAATGCAGCGATAGTTCTGACTGCGCAAACACCCTTCGACAAAGTTTTAGGGTGCTCACAGCTCGGGCACTTGAAATACGAATGGGTTTGGGAAAAGACAGCCGCCACGGGTTTTCTTAACGCGAAAAAAGCGCCACTTAAAGCGCATGAAAACGTGCTGGTATTCTACAAGAAACCACCTACCTATAACCCTCAGATGACCGCCGGGCACGTCATTAAGCGTGTTTCTGTGACACATACCAACCACAGTTCGAATTATGGCAAGCAGATGACTCGAGAGCCGTATGAGTCTACAGAGCGCTATCCTCGGTCTGTGCAAAAATTCGCTAAGGATAACCGCCTGGCCAACGAACACCCAACCCAAAAACCCGTCGCCCTGATGGAGTACCTGATCCGGACTTACACGCACGAAGGCGACACGGTACTAGATAACACGATGGGCAGTGGCACGACTGGAGTTGCAGCAATAAATACAGGACGTCGGTTCATTGGTATCGAACGCGACCCTGACTATTTCACGATCGCTGCTGAGCGAATCTACGGAGCGATATAAGAATGATCTGGCAAACCTTCTACGACCCCGGCCACCCGCAGCGCCTGGCAACCGAACCATCGACCGATTCCGGCCTTGAAACTCTGGAAGACGTTGAGGAGCTGATGGGCGAGCCGATCAAGCGTGACAGCCGGGGCCGGTACCTGCTGTACCCGGACGGGTTGGCGTTCACCACCTATCGCTGTGCTTGACGCTACGTGCATAAACGAATAGCCTATCGGCAATTCCCTAATAGAGAGTCGCTATCATGACGACCGAAGTTTTTGACGCCGCTGTGTCGGTCGCCCGGGCGGTAGGCTATCGAAACGTAACCCGACGCCTGATTGCCGAGCAGATGGCAAAAGCCGGCCCGTACAAGGACCGGGTCGAACAGGCCATGAATCACCTAATCAACGATGGGCGCATGGCCGATATTCTGCAGCAGTTGGTTGACGCTAAAGACCGCCTGGCATTGGTGCCGGGTCGCCGCGCTAAATCCGCACAGGCCAGTTTCTGGCGGCCGTATGACCGAGCAGCCTTGCTGGACTCGGCCTATCGCATGGCTACCCGCGACGGCCTGTTCGCCATCACACCGACGAAGGTCGCTGAAGAATCGGGTTTCAGTCGCGGCACGCTGATCAACTACTTCGGCAGCTTCGATAATCTGCGCGCCGAGGTCGTCGACATGGCCGTCAAGCATGAGAACCTGAAGCTCTGCGCGCAGGCAGTGGCCAGTGGTTTGCCGTGCGGTGAACGGGTACCCGAAGAATTCCGACAGCAGGCATTAAAATCGCTTGCATAACTGTTCAAGGCCGAATAATCTGACCCCTGTTAGCTCACAACTACAGGGGTTTTTAATTTATGAGCCTATCACCTGAAGGGCGCCGCCGGTTGATCCGTCACTTGGGCCTGAATCCGGAAGATCAAAAGGACTTCTCCGATTCGCTTGATCGACTGATGGATGACGTATCGAAATGCGCCCCTGAACACCTATTTATTAAGCGGTCCGGGTTCGGCCGTAGTTACGGCATCGGCACTCAGTTTTTCGGGCGCATCGAGCGAATTAACGCCGGCGACCTTATAGGGCTGAACTGCCGTTGCACGCCGACTCTCGGCCTCCCGCCTAAGCATTCACTTGCTCGTCGAAAACAAGCGGCGTCGTGGTGGTTTGCCCGCGCCGAAACTCGTCGGATCATTGAACGGATGATGCAGAAATGAAAAGACCTGAATGGGTAGCGTGTATCAAAGACGCGCGGGTTCACTCGAATAGCAGCTACTGCGGCAAGCATCTGGCGACGCTGGGCTTTGTTTTTCAAGACTCGGACCATGCAGTGCTTAACGGAATCAACGGCTCTCGTCTGGTCGCATGTAAGGAATGTGTGGCTGTAGTCGTTGAAGGTTTGAGGACTGGCCATGATGCGTACTGAATTCGCCCCGAAACCCCTCTGCGCACCGCGCAAACGATTCTCGACCGAACAGGCTGCCCGCGCTGCCGGCGTGCGTGCCCAACGCCTAGTCGAGCCCTGCCACCATTGCAACGGATGGCATTTGGTATGAGCCTGACAGATAAAGATCGGCCAGGGCTCGATATTGATTACGACGCCGGTTGGCCCGCTATTGCAGAGCAGTACCGTGTCGCCTACTTCAAGCTCGAGCTTTTCGCGAGTAGGGCCACATTACGTTCTAACCTTTGGCGAATCGCTGCTGTTTACGGTTGGGGCACAGTGCTCGCTATGTGCCTAGCGGAGCTTTTCGGATGACCGCGCTATGCGACCGCAACGGCAGCCCCTTCACCGGCACGCCTGAAGAACTGAAGCGACACAACGCGAAGCTGCGCAAACAGGCGTCAAGGGCCGCAGCCGAGCCGGTTCTGCCCTTGCCACTTCCGGCGGGCACCGCCGCGGCGCTCGAGCGCATCTGTGCGGCTGCTGGGTTTGACGATCCGCGCGAGCTGATCGCCGCCCAGGTTCATCGGCTTGACGCCTTGCTAGCTAGTGACCGTCACTCTTTCGATCAACAAACCCGTGTGACCGTCACGCTGGGTAATCTTGACAAATGGCTGCCGCTGATCGGCGCCGAACCTGAAACCCTGGAGGATGAGTGATGTTCAGGATCTACCAAGAAATTACCGGTGTGCGACATTACGTTACGCACGTCATGCATGATGAGGTTGGGCTGTTTGGCGGGCATCGAGCCGAAGAGCAAGCGGCAACTACCGACGACCCTGAACATGCAAAGGCCTTGCTCGAGTGGCTTAATGATCCCGAGTCGTTCTACGGGACAATGGCCTCACCATACGTGCTTGAGGAATTCGAGGTGGCTGCGAAAATTTGCGAGTGCCCGGCGGGTACGGATCGTTGCATAACTCAAGGCGGCCATTTTCCGGCCTGTACCGCCTGCGGCCGGCGACTCCGGAGGGACTCGAAATGATCGGAAAAGTAATCATCAACGCCAACGGCGAGAAGGCTATCAGCTTCGACGACGCGGCCTGGGCGGCGTTGCCTGTGGGCGCGACGATTTATGCAGAGCGATCAGTCAAGCTGCCGCCTACCGAATATTTCGGCGATAGCTGGTCTGGCGGCTGGGCGATTACGCGCGAGAACATCGTCGATTGCCTGGAAGAACACGGCATCAAAGTAGAGGACGAGTAATGGCGGCTCCTAGCATTGGCGACTACGTGCTGGCATCGAAGTGGTATGACGGCGATCCCAAAGACCCCTGGGCCGTTGGCTTTTTGGACGGGGTTGTGCCAGGCAGAATAGGTGTTCGTTATAGGGTCGTTGATGACAAAGGAATGCCGTTTCGGGCTAACGGCTTTCGGCGGGTGAAGAAAATCACGGCCGCCCGGGGCAAATGGCTGCTGGAAAACTCGTTAGAAATCGAAGCGTCTGGCCGCTCCGTTTGGGGGTGGCTGCGCAGAGCGATGCAGCCCCGGGCGTACTTCTCTAAATAAAACCGGGCCGCTTAGCGGCCCTTTTCGTTACTGGCTAACCACAAGCACCGTTGCGGCCGCACCGTTTACCGGTACGGTAGCGCCTAGAAGTACCTCGACGCTGAGCAGTGTTACGGTGTTGCGCTGGTTCAGCTGCAGCGTGAATCCAGTCGTCGTGCTACTGATGGTCGTCCATACCTGGCTTGGCAGGGCCGGCGCTGGCGGCTGTACGACTGGGACCGAGGTGAACGGTGTCGAGTAGGTGACCGTGATTTGACCGGCGGCGTTCGTTGTACCGGTGTACACCTCGATTCGCTTGGCTGTCGGCAACGTGGCTAGGGATCCATCGCCGCGGACGTACTGAGCCGTTGTCCCGGTCGGGGTGTTGAACTTGACGGCCAAGGCACTTGTCAATGCCGACTGGCTAACCCCGTCCTGAATTCCATACCCGGCCAAAGTGTTCGGCGTCGATGTGATCGTGTTCCACGCTTGGTTATGCACCGCGGGCGGGAAACTCGTCGGCTTGTTCAGCAGCACACCGAGACCGGTCGTCGCGTTCCAATCCGTCTGCACCTGGGCGGCAGGGATCGAAGGGAACATCGCCAGGGTGCCATCACCGCGCAGGTATTGCGCTGCAGTGCCTGTCGGGGCCGCCAGTTTGCCTTCAAGGGCGGTTTGCAATCCCGTGGTTTGGCTGATGGGCAGCGACGGCAGCCGGGCTAGTGCGAGCACTCCGGTTGTGAGGTCTGCGGCGGCGTGCGTATGGGCGGACGGGGCGAAGGTCGAAGGAACGCCGGTAAGCGCTGCATACGAGCCATTGAAGATGGCCGGTTTACCGCTGAGGTCTGCGTACTGGCCCGACGTCGCCACGCTGGAGAACTCGGGCTTACCCGTAATCATCGACCAGTCGGGTGCCGCCCCAGCGCCTGGCGCACTCAACACATTACCGGTCAACTGCAGCCCCGGGCCTAAGGTCCAGAACATCGGCACACGATTGGCACTCACAACGCCGTTGAAGCCGTAGCCTAGGATCGCATCAGCGGCGGGCGAGGTGACGGTACGGGTCAGGGTGTTGCTGTTGGTGTTGTCGCGCTGGTTGACGAACAGGTCATTGGCCGCGCCAAGGGCCAGTGTCGGGAGCAATAGGAGTGCCGCGAATAGACGTTTCATTTCAGAGCCTCGACCAAGAGTTATCGCCAAATTTGTAGAATACTGCGCTGTCACCGGGCGCGAGGTTGACCATCGCGTTATCCACCGTAACGCCGGGCTCGCCTGCGACGGTCAGTTGTCCGATTGCGCGGTCTGTGCGGATGAAAATCCGCTGTCCGGTAACACTGGCAGATTCAGGGGGTACCCATAGCGTTACATCTTCGAGGTCGGTAGCGGCCTGAAGGCGCACGGTAAGGTTTCGGCTGGTCGAGGGGCACTGGACCCGTGCGCCCTCGGTCGGCGTTGCGCTGAATTCCTCGCCGGTCTGCACGTCGTTGATCATCTGTTGGACCATGCCGCGGCCTGGGTCAAGAATAGGCATCACTCAAGCTCCTGGATGAAGATCGACAGGCCGCCATTGCTGCGCCCCTGCAGAACGTTGGAGCCGGTACAGTCTTGGCTCGCGTAGGTGATCACCACGCGTCCGGTCGGGTCGACGGTGTTCTGCCGAAGCTGAAGCGTCGAGCCACCCTGGTTCTGTACGTTGACCGGGGTGCCGGGCGCGATACCACTGAGCGCATAGAGGTCTTGCCAAGTGGTTGCAGAGTTGTAGACGTTGGGCATTTCCTTTACCTCGAAATACTATTGACGTGATGTGCAAAGCCGAATAAGATCAGCTCATCGGCCCGTGCCGTTACAAAAATGAGGACTTAGGTTATGACAACTATCGCCCAAATGGTTCGCGCCAGACCGGACCCTTATGAGGCCGCAATTTCGTGTTTCGCCCATCGTAACGTCGATCGTGAGGCGCATCGAGTCACGTTCTGGTTCGACGATGGCTCGAGTCTGATCTTTCAAATCACCTACAGCCCGATTGACGGAGAAGTGCAAGCATGAGCAACCCTAATGAAGAGATGGAGACCAAACGCTATTTTTGGCAGGCAGATGGCCTGGATGAATATGGCTACGGCAGCATGTACCCGGAAGACCCCTCCTATCCGAGCACAGAGCTGATCGAAAAATCGGACTTCGACCGCGTAACCGCCGAGCGCGACGCCCTCCAGCAGTTGCTGAATGCGCGGGATGAGGAGGTTGGCGTAATGCGTCGGCAGCTTGATGCGCTTCTGAACCACTGTGAAGACGGCGAGTGTGTCACCTGCGCTGCGATCATTTGCCCGGTCGGAGATGGCATGCATTTTCACCACGACGGCTGCCCTGGCTGCGCCGAGGCAGAAGCTGAACAGATGGAGAACCAAGCATGAGCAAGAACGATATGGTGATGGTGCCGCGTGATGCGGTCGAAAATGCGGCTGAGCTGCTACAGGAATACAACAAGTGCAGGATTGCCCGTGACCTGCGCGCCATCCTGGACCAGCCAGCCCAGCAGCACCAGGGCGAGCCGGTTGGCATGCTCAGGGGTTCTCGCCGCGTTTGCCACTGTTGCGTAGGCATGGATCGAGAGGAGTGGTGTTCGATCTGTGATAGCGCGGCTGGCACTGAGGTTGAACGTCTACGCGCCCAACTGGACGAACGAGACCATCAACTTGGACTGATAGGTACATGCCTCGGCGAGATTTTGGTCGCGGCAAAGCATATCCGAGCCGGTGTTGGGCTTACAGGTCCGCAGTTGCTGCAATTTGGCGAAGAACTGCGAGACTGCCTATCCGCCAGCGCAGAGCCGAGCGCGCCGGTCGAGATCGACGAGCGGGCACGCTTCGAGAAAGCGGTTATCGACAAAGCGGAGCGCTTCCATCCCAATCTAGAACAGTACGGTGAGCACCCAGAAGCCGAATACCGTGACCCCAAGATCGAATGGGCCTGGGGCTTGTGGCAAGCCCGCGCCGCCCTGGAGCGCAAGCCATGAACATTCGTGCGCTCCCTAAAACTATGGTCGAGTGTATTGCTCTAGAGCACAAGCTGACCACGACAATAAGCTCTCTAGAAGTACAGCTGAACTTTGCAAAAGCAGAGGCGAATGCAACTGGAAACTTTGCGGACCGTGGCTGGTTCATCCGAACGACAACCGCCCTCAAGCATAAACGTAGAGACTATCAGGCGCTCATAGTGCATATGGGTGACCTGCGTAAGGCTGAAAACAAGAAAAAGAACTTTTCTTTCAATAACGTATTGATCGAAGTGCTAAAGGAGCAGGTGTCCGCAGCGGTGTTTGATGCCTGTGTTCTAGAGGCTAAGCACCGGGTCGAGTTGGCTAGCAAGCCATGACCCCCGAACTCGAATCCCTAACCGAACAACTGCGCCTGGAGCGGCTAGTGTCGCGCCAGTTGCGCAAGGACCTTCAACGTGTGCGCAGCCTGCTGGGCGAGGCGCAGAGGAGGCTAAGACATGAAAAAGCCGGGACCCAAACCTAAGCTGTCGGCTTCCCGACAACGGCGGCTGGTGCACGACTTTCTTGCAGGCGATAAGCAGGAGGTGTTAGCGCTAGTCTATGGGGTGAGCCGTTCTACCGTTTGTCGTACGCTGGTACGTTGCGGGATCGGGCTCGAGCGCCAGGTGATGAGCAACTCAGAAATAGAAGCACGGTGGGGCCAACGGTTTGTCGATCTGGTGCGCCAATTTGCCGAACAGGGTCTGAGCTCGCGGCAGTGTGCAAGGGCGCTGGGCGTCCGTGAATCGCGTATTCCGGCCGGCTACCATTCCCGGCGCCGCGCTTCAGGGGTTTTCGTGCTTGGCGGCCTGGCGGTAAAGCGGTGCAGCGGCTGTTGGGTCACCCGACCACTCTCGCAGTTTTCAGACGATGCAAGCAAGTCGTCAGGCATCAGGAGTCGGTGCCGAATATGCGATACAAAACACACCTCATAGCCCCTTAGCCGGGGCTTTTTAATGCCTGATAGATAACCGCTATTGGTGCGGATTAGTCGTGATGGGTTAATCTGCGCCGTAATTCACCGGAGTGCGATCGATGACACAAATCCTATCTGCCGAACAGCTAGCTGACGTGCTGGCCATAAATGTCAAGACCATCCACAAGCTAACCCGTGACGGCCTGCTTCCACACCACCGCATCGGCGCCGGCACGATCCGCTACACGCTGGCCGATGTGCTGGCTCATACCGCCGTTAATCAGCATCCTGACGACGAGGCTGTTGACCGTTTCGCCGCTGCGATGCACGCCAAAATGGCCAGCGCCCGGGCGAAGGGTAAGGAGGGCTGGGACGATCCGGCGCGGTACGCGACTACGGATCTTGAAAGTCTTTGCAACGAGGCATGGGCTACTAGTGAATGGGTCGACGTTGCGAACTACGCCATGATGCTGTGGGCGCGGGGGCAGGCGAAATGAGCCGCGAAGATTTTGAATCAAAGTTCTTGTCGGATAATGGAAAACACGCGTATCTCAGGCTAGAAAAAATAGACGCCGAATACCGGTTTCATGGTTCGACCAGGCCGGACGGGGAGTACGTTGACGACGAAGTTCAGAGCCTTTGGCTAGAAGCTCAGGGTGGTGAAGCATGACAGCGCCCGTCTCCAATCTCCACGCCTGGGCGCGGTACTACGCATCAATAGGCTGGCACGTCTTCCCGCTGGTGCCGGGTACTAAATCACCGTTCAAGGGCTCGAAGGGCTCGACCGAAGCGACTACCGATCTGGCGCGGATCGATGCCTGGTGGACTGCGTATCCCGAGGCGAACATCGCTACCCGGCCATCTGCTGGCGGGCTTTATGTCTATGACGTCGACCCGCGCAACGGCGGTACCGAGTCACACGCAGCCCTTCAGCAACAGCACGGTGAGGTCGACAGCTACCTTCGCGTTGATTCGCCTGGCGGCGGTTTTCACCTGTACTTCTGTGCACCTCAACGCAACGACGCGACTTACGACGGCGCCCCGGCAGCCGGTATCGATGGCAAATACAACGGCTATGCAGTGCTGCCACCGTCCATCCATCCCAATGGTGGCGTATATGGATGGGCGGACGGCGTAAACCCTTCGCACGAGCAGCCGACGACTATCCCGGCGTTCCTGATCCGTCAGCGAACCGCCCGACCGCAACGCAACACCGAGCACGCGGGTGACCTGAACGACGTGCAGCGGATCCTCGAGTGCCTCGATCGCCTGGACCCGGATGATTACCACGTCTGGCAGCCGACTATCGCCTCTATCCGCCACTGGGAAGAGCACACCGAGGATGCTGAGGGCGTTGGCTATGAGTTGGCACGCCAGTGGTCTGAGCGCTCGCCCAAACACGATGACGGCCAGTTTGAGGATAAGTGGAACAACCACGACAGCTTCAAGGCTGGGGCGCGTACGCTGGGCAGCTTGGTGCACGACGCTGGCCTGGCCGCGTCGCAACGCACGCCGGTAGACGCTGCGGCGGTGTTCAACAGCTTCCCGCCTTCGACGCCCGCCCTTACCGGCACTCAACCGAGTGCAGTGCCGGGGGTGACAGGCAGTGGTGCGGATATCGTGCCGCCAGTACCCGCCTACAACTGGACGACTGAACCCGTATCGCTGTTCAAGGGCGAGACCGATCCGGCGGCGTGCCTGGCGGAACTGCAGAACAGCGATACGCGTGATTTCTGCAAGCGCTGGACCGAGGGCGACTTCGCTTCGATCCTCGACGACGTCTGCTGGAAGGTTGGTGGTAACTGCGATGCGGCCCTGCAAGTGATCCTGTTTCACCCTGCAGCCGCCGATACGCACGAGCTGCGCGCCTGGATCGCTCACAACTGCGCCAACCGCACAACCTGGGCGACTGTTGGCCGGCTAACCGCCGAACAGGTAGCCGCTGGTAAGCACCTGATTGAGGTCGATGACGGCAAACTGGTCAGCGCCGAGCGTGCGATCGTCAAGGCGTTGCCAACTTTCCCGAACCTGTTCCAGCGTAATCAGCAACTTGTCAGTGTCTTGCCTGACGGACGTATTCTCAAGCACACACTCAATACCATAGCGTCCGAGGTCGAAACGCACATGCGGGTCGAGAAGGGGGGCAAGGGCCAACCCGCGAAGCTGCCGGGCGAGCTGATGCGACGAGTGGTTGAGCGCGAGTGGTTCCCGGGTGTCGGCGAAATCAAGGCCGCCGTCCCCCTCCCGGTGGTGCGCGCTGACGGGTCAGTAGCCTCCGAGCAAGGCCTTGACGAACGCACCGGGCTTTACGTCCTCAAGGGAGGTTTCCGGGCCCCGCAGCTGCTCACGACTGAAGGCATGGCCGCAGCGCTGCAGCGAGTATGGGCGCCGTTCGCTGAGTTCCCCTTTGCCGATCAGAACGCCAAGGCCGTTTGTCTGGCAGCTATGTTTACTGCCGTTTGCCGGCCCGCGCTGCCGACCGCCCCGGCTTTCCTAGTTAACGCTCAGGTATTCGGTACCGGTAAGACTCTGCTTAGCTCCGCGCTGCTATGGCTGACGGGCGAACGTCCGCGGATCTCGTCCATCGGCAGGGAACAAGCGGAGCAAGAGAAAGTGCTCACCTCGATCCTTGACGCCGGGCCGCTCACCATCATGTTCGACAACGTGATGAAGTATTTGGACGCGTCGAGCGCACTTTGCATGGCGTTGACCGCGGAGGAGTACAGCGGGCGACTGCTGGGCAAGTCTCAGATGCTCAAGCTGCCTAACCGGGCCATGTGGGTGCTGAACGGCAACAACGTCAGCGTGAGCGGCGATATGGTGCGCCGGCTCCTGCCCATCAACCTCTGCAGCGATGAGTCCCCAGAGCTGCGTAAACATGCCTTCGATCCGGTGACCGTAATTCGTGAAGGCCTCGATGGGTTGAGGGGGGATCTGATAGACCTGCTGTACACCTACTCGACTTACGGCCGTGAAGACACGCGGCGCAGGATCGGAGGCTACGCCTCGTTTGAAGAGTGGAACGCGCTCGTCCGCGGGGCGGTAGTGTGGTTGGGCTGGGGGGACCCAATCTCCGAGATGCAGGCGCAACAGGACGCAGACCCGGAAGTTGGCAAGTTGGAAATGCTGATGAGCGCCTGGGAACAAAGGTTCGGGGACGCCGGCAAAACGGCCTACGAGCTTCACAACGAGCCGCTTGACCCCGTCGCCTGCCCTCTGTGGCTCGAGGCCATTGGCGCGGTAAACACCGACAAGCACGGCAAGTTAAACCCGAACCGTTTGCCCTGGTTCCTTAGGGATATGAAGGGGAGGGCGCTAGGAGGTCGTAAATTTGTCGGCTCATACGACAGGCTCAAGCGAACAGTTTGGAGACTTGAAAAATTGTAATTTACAGCCCCGCTTCTGGCGGGGTTTTTATTTTATGAAATTTATAATCCTCAAGGGCGTGTATATAGAAAAAATTAATGATCTGCAGGAGATCGCAGGAGATGCTCTAGGTTTTGCGGGGGTTTGTTTTGAGGTATGTCCTGCAGCCTGCAGCCTGCGTGGCTAGTGGCTTTGAACCTATTCTGCAGGATATGAAGGAGATTATTTTAAGTAATAAGTAGTAGATATTAATAGGAAGTGCGGACGGCTATAATTACATAAATTACATAATACGCCGAACCTCCCCATGGTCTTCCACGCCCACACGGCGGGAGCAGAAACATCCACCATCATCCCCTTCATGTCCTGCAAATGCTCTGAAAGCCGCGTAGTAGAGCGGTTAAGACTGAAGGACATGGCCGAAAACCATCCCCTGCAGTGCGGGAGATGCTATTTAGCGACCGGCGTTGCTAGGAATGGTATATTCGGGCCTATCTGACCGACTAAAGGCGCAAGGCAATGGCCGAGTACCCCGACCGTTTCGACGAGCTGACCGCGAAAGAGCAAGAGCTGATCTTGCGCTACGAGGAAACGCTCGACCCCTATAACAGCGCCCTGGCTGCCGGCTACGATCGCAGCACCGCGCGCAAGTGCGTCTACAGCTGGTTCAAGCAGCCGCACCTCAAACCGGCCCTGTACCAGACGGCTATGCACCGCAAGGCGCTGCGGCTCAAAGAGCACCACGTCACAGCTGAAGAGCTGAAGCACCGAACGTGGCTGATCTGCATCGCCGATCCAAACGAGCTTGCGCGCATCGAGCACAGGGCCTGCAGGCATTGCCACGGCGAGGGCTTCAAGTACCAGTGGAAAGAGCACGAATTTGAGGCGGCTGTCGCCGATGCTGACGCCGGTTACCGGATCAACGACAAGGGCATGAAGGTAGACGCCCACATGCCCGACTGGGCTGGCGGGATGGGCTTCGATCAGACGCGCGATCCGCACCCCGACTGCCCGCACTGTATGGGCGAGGGTCACAAGGTAACGATCGTCACGGACACCCGCGACCTGTCCGAGGCCGGCCGGGCGCTATACAAGGGCTGCAAGGTCGACAAGAACGGCAACATCGAGGTGCAGATGCACGACCAAGAGGCGGCCAGGCGGTTCTATGCTCAGCTAGTCGGGGCTATCGTCGATCGCAAAGAGTTGACCGGGAAGAACGGCGCGCCACTAGCCGCCCTGCCGACGTCGATCACCCTAGTGGCCCAGGTTGAGCCCGTAGAGGCCCCAGGCGATGAGTAACGCGATCGTCAAGCTTCCCCCTAAGCTGATCCCTATGTTCGCCAAGCCGCGCGGGTCTGTGACCTACAGGGGGGTGCACGGCGGTCGGGGCTCGGGCAAGTCCATGTCATTCGCCAAGATGGCTGCGATATGGGGCGTCGTCGAGCCGCTGCGCATCCTGTGTACGCGTGAAGTTCAAGCGTCGATCAAGGATTCGTTCCACGCCGAGCTCAAGGCCGCGATCGCGTCCGAAGAGTGGTTGGCGGCGGCGTACGATGTGGGTATCGACTACCTGCGCTCCAAGATCAACGCCACCGAGTTCTTGTTCCAGGGGCTCTACGGCAAGACCACGACGGTCAAGTCAAAGGCGAACATCGACCTGACCATCGTCGAAGAGGCTGAAGACGTCAGCGAAGAGGCATGGGTGGACCTTGAGGCCACCGTACTGCGTAAGCTGAAGTCGGAAATCTGGATTATCTGGAACCCGAAGATTGAGGGATCGCCGGTAGACTTGCGGTTCCGCGGGGAGGCGGCGCGCAACGACCCCGATTACTGCATCGTCGAAATGAACGCCTCGGATAACCCCTGGTTTCCACCAGGCCTGCAGAAGCTGCGCGAGACGCAGCGCAAGAGCTTCGATGCGGGTAAGTTCGATTGGATATGGGGCGGCGCATACCTCAAGAACGACGAATCGAAGATTTTCGCCGGCCGCTGGGAAGAGGGCCTGCGTCAGGTGAACGACGATTGGCACGGGCCCTACCACGGTATCGACTGGGGGTTCTCGCAAGACCCGACAGCCGGCGTCAGGTGCTGGATTTCACCTGACGAAACCGAGATTTACATCGACGCCGAGGGCGGCAAGGTCGGGCTCGACTTGGACGATACGGCTAAATTCCTCAAGGGCCGGATACCGGGCATCGAGCGGCATGAGGTGATCGCCGATAGCGCCAGGCCGGAGGCCATCAGCCACTTGGCTAAGCGCGTGACGCAGCAAGGCAACGTCAAGACGGATTGCCTACCATGGATCGAAGCCGCGGTAAAAGGGCCAGGGTCGGTAGAGGACGGGCTCGAGCACCTTAAGACCTATCGCATTATCGTCCATCCGGCCTGTCCGGAGATCCAGAACGAATTCAAGCGCTATAGCTACAAGGTTGATCGACTGACAGGCGAAGTGCTGACGACGATCGTCGATAAATACAACCACTACATCGACGCGCTCCGCTATGCGCTCGAGAAGGTCATGAAGGCGAAAAACACCCAGGTTGGCATGCTGTTGAAGCGAAGGGGTTGACAGGGATTTCAAGGCCGAATAACTTGAAGTCTCTGAGCAAGGCCATTTTGAAGAGTGCTGACCAATCCTAGAGGGTATCGCCATGTGGAAGTAATTGACTGACTCTACAAGCCAACGCAAAAACCCGCTTCGGCGGGTTTTCTTTCGCCTATAATTTAATCGCTTGACCGAACGGCTAAAGGCGAATAGCCTAGCCACTCTATAAATTTTCAGGAGTACAGACGCGATGGCGGTTCGATACGTTACGAAATACGGCTTGACTCAGGGGATCTTGAAGGTGGATGGGCGCTTGTCAAACAACGGCGAAATGTTCAATTACAGCTTGCCCGGATACTGGCCGTCGCAATACGCCCACGGCGCCGGCCGCGATTTCCACGAAACCCTCGAAGACGCCCAAGCCCGCGTTGCCGCCATGGCATCGAAGCGCGTAGCCAGCGCTAAGAAGACCATCGCGCGGCTTGAAGCCTACGTGCCGAAAGTGGTGGAGGTATGAGCCGACATACGCCGGGCCCTTGGGTGGCGCGGCCAATAAGTTTTTCGTCTGGGGTCTTCGAAACGCAGGGTTTCGCCATCGATTTCAACGAAGATCAGGAACAGGTTGTAGATTTCGTTTACGAGCAGGCAGATGCTGACCTGATATGCGCTGCCCCGGATCTACTGGCTGACCTACGGGTGGCCGCCGAAACCCTGCGACGCTACGAGTCGCTGCACCGCGCCAAGGGTACAGACGACGGCGTACAGAAAGCCGAGGCTAACCGGCTGCTTGCTATGCGATTCGAGGCGACCATCGCCAAGGCTAGCGGGGGCGCCGATTAATGCCCCTCTACCTGATCGAAACAACCGACAAATCTATCAGCCTGGTCGTCCGTGCGGCCTGTGCGACATGCGCCAGGTCGGTAGCCGTCCAGGCTGCGCGCGAAGAGGGCACGGCGGTGTGGCGCGACCCCGATCAGTCTACAGTGCGTGAAATCAAACCAGACGGCCCAGTTCGGGGCGTCGTGCTTAGAAGAGGTTGACACGCCGCCCCAAGCCGAATAACCTGCAGATGCTACTCAGCCCCACCGCGCAGGTTTCGCCCCTCCCGGCCACACATAGCCTGGACAATGCGCGGAATGTTTAGCAACCCCTGATGTTGGTCCCCAAAGCCCTCAACGCCTAACCGCCGAGAGGGCTTTTTAATGCCTGTTGACAAAGCGTTCAAGGTCGAATAGCCTGCAGGCTGTAAATCAATCAGCGAAAGGAGCTACAGACGATGTCACAGAAAATCATCGGCCGCTTCGAGCCGATCGGCGAAGAGGTCGGGCCGGCGCGAAGGGCGTTCGACGTGCTGACGAAAGAAGACTGGGTAGACCCGAAGTCGGGCCGGCCAGGTTTTAAGGGCTTGGCGGTCGCCTACAAGGACGCGCCAGAAGACTACGCGGTCGAATACTCCGTAATATCCGAGTTCTGGAACTGGGTGCCGGCCGCCTACGCCCCACCTCTTCCGGTTCAGCACGGCCTGACCATTCGCGACTACTTCGCGATTCACGCGAACGCCGATGAGGTGACCGCGCTGCAGAACCGCTACCTGGCTGACCACGAAGACGACATCGGCCTTACCGACATCCAGGCACGCTACCGTTACGCCGACGAGATGCTTAAGGAGCGTGCTAAGTGAGCAAGTACGCCGAGTATGACGCCAAGTTGCTAAATCTGATCCAGGGCGGCTGTGATAGCTTCGGTTCGATCGCAGCTCGTATGCACAAGGACAGCACACCATTTGCTAAGCCTAGTGAAGAGTTCCGGGTTACCGATCGTCGTCTTCAGGCGCTACGCAAAGACGGCCGGATCGCTTTTGACAAGAGCGCTAGAAAGTGGCGCCTGCTGGGGGACTTCGCATGAACGCAGCCGACGTACTCAAAGCAGCCCTAGGCCACATGGAAGACCGAGCGGCGACCTACGACAAGCCGGGAGGCGAACGCTCGATGCCGGCCACCGTTGCGGCCTTCAACGCCTTGACGGGGCACCAGCTCACCGCCGAACAGGGCTGGTTGTTCATGACCGTGCTGAAGCTATGCCGCACGCAACAGGGCGGCTTCCGGGCTGATAACTACGAGGACGGCTCGGCGTACTTCGCGCTTATGGGTGAGCAGGCGTCGGGGGATCGAGTGTTGGTTAAGCCGACTGATTTTGGCGCGGTGGCCGATGAACCAGGCTATCCGGCATGGGCAACGCATAGTCTCGAGTCGCTAGGCTCTACGTGGTACGTGCGCCCCGCAGCCAGTACACGCGGTGAAATGGGCTGGGAGGCGCTAGATGAGCAGGGTGAAGAACCAATCGCCTATTTCAACGAGAGTAACATAGTTGCCGGAAGCCTAAAGGCTCTCCCTAGAAACGACAGAGCGGCTTCGACCGGTGGGATTAAACCGGGCATGAAAGCCCCGGCGTGCCTCGCCGGACTTCCACATAGCTGGACCGACGCCGGCGCACCTCGTCGTCCGTTTGCGCCGGGCGAAGAAATTGATGTCATGCACGCGCACGGCGGTTTGACGGCGCTGAAGCTACCGAATGACCTGAGCAACTGGCAGGGGTTGGCGGGTGACGTAGTCGGGTGGAGGCCACATAAACCTGTTGCTGCAACGCATTGGCACGTAGCGTACCAAAGGTGGGTTGCTCAAGACACCGGCTCGGGTTTCAGCGAATGGGTGCGGCAAGCCTGGTTCAGCGTTAAGCCGGAAGCCATCACAGACCGTTGGCTCGAAGGGCTGCGACCGGTAGGACCTGACGAGTGACTGTCACGCCTTAAAGCCCCTAAGCCGAGTGACGGTCACTCGGCTTTTTCATTTCTAGCCTGCCAGGCTTCGCGGCTACGATCGAGGCGGGCTATCAGGCCGGGGCTCAGCGGCTTGCCCTGATCGTCGACCAGCACCTCGGACGTCGAGCACTTACAGTTAACGGCCTGCCCGGACTCGGCGAACCAGTCCCGTTCAGCCTCGACGGTGTAGAGGTTGCCATGGCGAGCGGCGTGCGTTGCGCGGGTTGTGGGCGACAGGGCGCTGATATGCAGCACCCTGACGTTAACACCCAGGCGCTGTGCTGCGTCGGTCGTCTCGTCCATACGAGCGGTGCGCAGCGCCTGGTTAATCTCGGTGCGGGCAATTCGTTCGGCGCGGCGCTCTTCGATCCCAGTCTGCAGGGTGATATTACGGGCTATTTCCTTCGGACCGATACCTTGCGCCAAGCCGGCGGTCAACTGTTGGCTAAGCCCTTGCTTAACGTCGGACGATAGGCCTTTCATCAGCTCAAACTCGCGGGCGCTGATCAGCCCGATTCGACGCTGGTAGGGCTCAGAGGTCAGCAGCGACTGGAGCGAAGTCCGCATGAGTTGGTATTCAGTAGACTGAACGCCGAGATTGCGCCAGGCCGCGGCAGCGCCTTTCTCATAGGCCGGGATCACGTATTGCAGCGTCCACCACGAACGAACGTCGTCGGCGCCTAGAAACTGGTCGACCAGGTCGGCAGCGGTATCAAGCGACCGGGCCAGTACGTCGGGCAGCGTGAGGAATTCGTAGCGCTTCACGTTCACCGTGTAACTGGTGAACTGAATGCTATCGAGCACCGCCAGGTAAGCATCGCGGCACTTGCGAATCCGGCGCTTGAACTCATCGTTCGCCTGCCGGACCTTGGCGCCGGTACCGTTCGGGTCGTCGTGATTGGTCGGCAGGATCGGCGCGCGAGCCATCAAGCGTTACCGGCCAATTGATCAGCAGTCGCCGCGCCCGGCGCCGGGATAGGTTCGGGCTCAACGTCGGGCATGTCGTCTTCGCGCGCACGGTCGCTTGCCGAGTCGTTCTCATAGCCGGAGGCCTCGCGAATCTCAGCGCTTGAGTACACAGGCAGGTCGCCGCTACCGGCGTTCTTCTGGTTGACGCTGGCCATCTTGTCGGCGAATTCCAGTTTTTCTGCTTGTGTCGATTCGGCCAGGTCGTCCCACATGACTGTAAACTCGCCGCCCGGAGCAGGGTCGATAAGTTTGACGCGGATAAGGTGCGCGATTACGTGCTCGATATCATCGGTAAGCAGGTGCACGCGGCGCCCCTGGCCATAACGGTTGAACTGCTTGATATCCTCGGTGCTAGCCCGCTCGCCGGTTTGCATCCCGACGATGACCTTAGCCGGGATGCCGTCAGTTGAAGCCGAAATGGTCTGAAGGCTGGTCGCATAGTGCGGGGCCGGGTCGGGCACAGCGCTGACCAACATTTGAGTCGTTGCGCCCTGCGTGATCATCAGGCGATCGCCACCGTTGTTGAGGTCGCGGGCCTGCTCATTGAACAGTTCTTGGAGCTCACCGACCCCGCTGAGCTTGTAGGCACGGGCGATCTGTTGCAGGTCGACTTCTTTGTCGTAATTCACGGCCATCTGCCGGCCGGCGTTCTTCAGATACGACTCCCCACTGCCGCCTTCGATTTTCTCGAGGTTGACGAATGCGTTGTAGCCTGCGCGCAAGAAGCTACGGCCCGCGCGCCAATCGCCGATGATGATAATTCGATCGGGGTGAATTTGTATGTTGCGGTTACCGGTGGTGGCCGTATCGTCAGCGACCTTTACAGCAGCCTCGTTAAACTGCCAGTAACGGGGCTCGCCATAATTGATATCATTGGGATCGTCGACGATTTCCTGCGGCGTTAACTGGCCTTCCCAGGCGGGAATGAAAGCCTTGATTACGGTCTTGGCCCCAGCCTTAACTGCTTCGTTCCATTTGCCCCCGTCGGCAATCTGCAAGATCAACCCGGCGAACCTCCCAACCATTCGCTGCTGGTCAACTGCCTTTACGGCCTTCCATAGCTTCGATTTCTTGGCGAACAGCCGGACTTCTTTTTCCCAGGGTTTCTCGGCGGTCTTTTCGTCAGTCTCGTCGCCCTGAATTACCCAGGGGTTCGTTTCGAAACACTTGTTGTTGACCAGGTTTACGACCCCGTATGCGACGCCCTGGCGGTCGTATAGGTTGTAGAAGTCGTCGAACCCTAGGTTGGCTTTCCAGCCGTACTCTTCCCATGCGAATTTACGTTTGTCGTCGGCGCCCATGCCGCGGCACATCGCAGCACGGAAGTTCGAAGTAAAGATCGCCTGTTGATTGAGGGCGGCGTTCACTGCCATCTGTAGGCGTTGAGGTTCGTTGGCCATGTCGAGGTGCCCGGCGTGTCGTTGAATTGCCGATATGCTAGCATGCGCACGAATGCAAGTATTCCGGAGAGTCAAGACCATGTTCAAACGCCTAACCGCTTGGCTCTTCGGCCGGGCAGCCGTAAAACCCCTGGCGCTTCACGTCAACGAAGCCGCAACGCCGCAGCGCGAGCGA